GAGGACCAGATGGGGACCCTCCAGCACCTGTTCCGGATCCTCGGCGCCACCCAGAACAAGGAGGGCCTGGTCAACTGGTACGAGGGCCTCATCGACGGCGCCTGCCATGCCCGGCGCCGGGCCCGCGAGCTGGAGTCCTCCCCGACCCCCACCCGGGAGTGCCACCCCTTCCAGGCCGACGGCGAGGACCCCGACACCTTCTGGGCCTGCGTCACCGAGTTCGGCGGGCTGATCTGCGGCAGGGAGCGGGACCACCAGGTCCACCTGTCGTGGGACGCCGGGGACGGGCTGGGGAAGTGAAGGTCAACGACAGGCAGCAGCGCGCACTGGTCAAGGCGGTCGAGGAGGCCAAGCAGGCCCTTGCCAACCACCACTCCTACCGGAGGATCGTCAAGGACTCTGAGCTGTCCACCGAGACCTGGCGGAAGCTCACCTCCCCGGTGGTCGACGAGGACGGGACCAACGGCTACGAGATCCCGACCCTGGAGCAGGCGTCCGTCGAGCTGCGGCTCTGGCCTGGTGCCCTGTTCGAGGTGGCCTACAACGCCCGGCGCCTCCGAGACTCGGACTTCGCCTCGTGACCCGTCCCAGCTGGGACGCCACGTGGATGCGGGTGGCCGCCGACGTGGCCGCCCGCTCCGCGTGCGGGGTCCGCCGGGTGGGGGCGGTCGTCGTCTCGCCCGACAACCGCGACCACTGGATCGGCTACAACGGGCCCCCGGCGGGCTTCAGGGGCTCCCTGGGGCTCCCGGACGACTCCGGGTGCGCAAGTTACTGCCCTCAGGGCGGTCGGGGCTCAGAGGAGGTCCGGGGCGTCCCGTGCGTGGCCATCCACGCCGAGGTCAACGCCCTCATGCAGTCCGACCGGCGCCTGAGGGCCGGCGGGACCGTCTACGTGACCGCGGCGCCGTGCTGGAAGTGCGCGCTGGCGGTCGCCAACTCCGGGGTGGCCAGGCTGGTCTGCCCGGACTGGGAGGACTGGCGGCAGGCCGACGCCCTCCGGATCGCCGGGGTCTACAGGGACTCCGGGCTCACCATCACCCACGAGGGGACCCAGCGATGACGCAGGACCTGACCAACGCCTGGATGGCGACTCACACCGGCGGCCGCTTCTGGCCGACCCAGCCCGAGCCCATGCTCGTCGAGCCCCGGGACATCGCTCGGTCCCTGTCCATGCTCTGCCGGTACGGCGGCCACGTCGAGCGGTTCTACTCCGTCGCGGAGCACTGCGTGCTGATGAGCCGGGCGGTGCCCGAGGAGGACGCCCTCTGGGCCCTCCTCCACGACGCCACCGAGGCCTACGTCGGGGACATGGTCCGGCCGCTCAAGCACCAGCTGCCGGCCTTCTCCGAGCTGGAGGGCCAGGTCATGGCCGCCGTCGCCCTGCGCTTCGGCCTGCAGACGGAGTGGGGGGTCCCGGCCGGCGGGGCCGACCACGGCCGGTTCATGGAGCCGGTCATGCCGGCCTCCGTCAGGGACGCCGACAACAGGATCATCCTCGACGAGAAGAGGGCCGTCCTCAGGCCGCAGAAGCACCGCTGGGCCGCCGACGACCTGGAGCCGCTCGGCGTGGAGATCCGGGCCTGGCGCCCGTCCCGCGCCGAGTACGCCTACCTGGAGCGGCTCGACGAGCTCGGGGTCGAGATCCGATGAGCTGGGGCGACCCGCCCGCCACCTCCGCCGCCGTGTCGGAGCGGATGCGCCGGGTCAAGGTCCGGGACACCAAGCCGGAGGTCGAGCTGCGGTTCCACCTCCGGCGCCTGGGGCTGACCGGCTACCGGCTCGACCGGCCGCTCGGCCTGGACGGCCTGAGGCGCAAGGCCGACGTCACCTTCGTCGGCGCCCGGGTCGCCGTCTTCGTCGACGGGTGCTACTGGCACGGGTGCCCCGAGCACTTCAGGCCCTCCGGCGCCAACGAGGCCTGGTGGCGGGCGAAGATCGAGCGGACCCGCGCCAGGGACCTGGACACGACCGAGAGGCTCACGGCGGCGGGGTGGTCCGTCGTCCGCGTCTGGGAGCACGACCGGCCGGACGAGGCGGCCGCCAGGGTGGCCGAAGTGGTCAGGGCCCGCGGCAGGGTTTGAGCCCGGGACCCGGCCCGAGCCAGGGCGCACGCTGAACCACACATCGCTCAGTCGGCTAGCCCCCGTCGGGCCGGGACCCCGAGCACCGCAGGGCCGCTGGGCGGCGGCCCCCGAGGAAGGAACACCGTGCCAGGCACGACAGACATCGAGCTCCACTGGGTCGAGACCCTCTCCGACGCCAACGACTTCATGCACTGGCTCGGCCAGCGCAGGACCTGGCTCGCCGTCGACACCGAGACCGGCGGCTTCGACTGGTGGCGCGACCGGCTGCGGACCGTCCAGTTCGGGGACAGGCACCACGGCTGGTGCATCGAGTGGGACCGCTGGGCCGGCCTCATCATCGAGGCCCTCAACCGCTACGACGGCCCCATCGCGATGCACAACGCCAAGTTCGACACCCACTTCCTGGAGGTCAACGGCGTCCGGCTCAAGCGGTGGCTGGTCCACGACACCCGCGCCATGGCCCACATCCTGAACCCGGCCAAGCGCACCGGCCTGAAGCCGAAGTCCGCCGAGGTCCTCGGCCCCTGGGCGCTCCACGGCGAGGACGAGCTGAAGCAGGCCATGACCGCCGGCGGCTGGACCTGGGACACCGTCCCCGTCGAGCTCCTCTGGAAGTACGCCGCCTTCGACACCGTGCTGACCGCCCAGCTCGCCGACGAGCTCTACCCCTGGATCGCCCAGGGCTACCAGGGGATCTACGACCTGGAGATCGCCTCGACCCAGGTCCTGTGCGACATGGAGCGGCGGGGCATCCTCATCGACCGCGGCTACCTGACCCGGGCCATGGAGGACTGGGGCCGCCAGGAGGCCGCCGTCGGGCACGTGCTCAAGGAGCAGTTCAACGTCCACAACCCCAACTCCGACCAGCAGGTCATGCGGGCCCTGGAGCGGGAGACCGGCTGGCGCCCGATCGTCTTCACCGACAAGGGCAACCCCAAGCTCGACGACGACATCCTGCGGGCCATCGACCACCCGGTCGCCCAGCTGACCCTGGGCCACCGCGAGTACCACAAGATGACCCACACCTACGGCCGGAACATCCTGGAGCTCTGCGGACCCGACGGGCGGCTCCACGCCAGCATCAACCCGCTCGGGGCCCGCACGGGACGCATGAGCGTGTCCAGGCCCTCGCTCCAGAACCTGCCGGCCAAGGACGACCGCATCCGCAACGCCTTCTGGGTGCCCGAGGGCTACTACATGGGCAAGGCCGACTACGACCAGATCGAGGGCCGGCTCTTCGCCCACTACTCCGGGGACCAGCGGATGCTGGAGATGGTCCGCTACGGCGACCACCTCGCCTCGCAGGGCCGGTCGGGCTACGACCTGTGGTCCAACTCGGCCCGGATGGTGTTCGGCGTCGGCTGGGAGGACGAGGTCCCCAAGCCCCTCCGCAAGAAGGTCAAGGGCGTCGCGCTCGGCAAGATGTACGGCTCCGGGCTGGAGACCTTCGCGGCGACGTCGGGCCTGACCCTGGCGGAGGCCAGCGAGGCCAACAGCGCCTACGAGCGGGCCTTCCCCGAGACCCGCAAGGACGCCTTCCCCAGCCGCGTGGCCAAGCAGCTCTGGGTCCGCAACCAGGAGAGCGGCGACCCCCACGTGGTGACGGCCTACGGGCGCAAGGAGCCCTGCTGGCCGCGCGAGGCCTACAAGGCCGTGAACTACCTCATCCAGGGGACGGCGGCCGACGTGCTCAAGGCCAAGCTGGTCGAGCTGAGCCGCACCTGGGTGGGCGAGACGATGATCCTCCCCATCCACGACGAGGTCCTCTTCGAGTGGCCGGAGGACGCCGCGCACGACGCGCTGGCCGTCGTCAACGAGGTCATGCCCGAGCGGACCAAGTTCCAGGTCCCGCTCACCACGGACGCCGAGCTGGTCCGCCGCTGGGGCGACGGCTACGGCGAGGCCGCCTAGTACGATCCATGTGCGCCGCCGGTGGGCACCGGGTGGCCGGAAGGAGAGCAGTGGAGCACCGCACCGCCCTGATCGTCGACCCCGGAAAGATGACCGGCTACGGCGACCTCACCTGGACCGTCGGGGACAAGAGCTCGGTCGCCTTCCGCGGCGGCGAGCTGCCGCACGACGAGTTCATCGACTACGCCTTCACGAGGATCCAGACCGGCGACCTGGACCTGGTCCTCATGGAGGGGTTCACCGTCAACCAGCGGACCGCCAAGGAGGCCTCTTCCGACGAGGTCATGTGGTCCATCAAGCAGATCGGCGTGCTGCAGACCTTCTGCCGCTGGTACCACACCCCGTTCGCCCGCCAGCTGCCCTCGGACAAGTCCTTCGCCGAGGGGAGCCGGAAGCTCAAGGCCGTCGGCTGGTGGGACGGTGCCAAGGGCGAGGCCGGCCACCGCCGCGACGCAGCCCGGCACGCCCTCGTCTACGCAGTCCGCCAGAACCTCATCGACCCCAGGAGCCTCCTGTGACCATGACCATCCAGCTCATCCTCTGCGTCCTCGCCGGCGCTGCCCTCCTCTGGCAGCTGGCGATCATCGGGATGGGCATCAGCTACGCCCGCACCGGCCGGTCCGTCAAGGTCGGCGTGCTGCCCGGCCTCCTGGCGGTCGCCCTGGTCGTGGCCGCAATCCTCATCGATCCCCGGGCTGGGCTCCTGTGAGGGCCTCGTACGACCAGGCGATGGACGCCTTCGTCCTCGAGTGCGGCCTGCACGAGGGGGACCTCGCCAAGCAGGTGCCCGGGGCGACCTGGAAGGCGGGCGTCGGACCGCAGGGTGCCTGGGTGGCCACGGCCACCTGGCCGGCCTACGTGGCCGTCAACGGCGTCTTCGCCTGGTCCATCGAGCCCGACCCCACCTACGTGGCCTGGGGCCAGCACCACTGGGAGCACCGCTTCGGCCCGCTCCTGACTCTCCGGTACATGGAGGACTTCCCGCTCCAGGGGCCGACGGCCGAGCGCCTCTGGCCGCTCCAGCGCGTGGCCACCTGGGCGATGGTCTTCGCCGAGCGCTACGCCGAGATGGACGAGATGGGCGGGGGCAAGACCCGCACCACCCTGGCCGCCATGAAGCTGGCCGTCGCCCTGCACGGCGAGGACGAGGTCTTCCCGGCCCTGGTCGTCTGCCCGAACAAGGTCCGGCGCACGTGGGTCAAGGAGGCCCACGACGACCGCGACGGCCAGGGCCCGTTCTGGGGGGAGCTGCGCGTCGAGGTCATGCCCAAGGGCAAGGCCCAGCAGCGCAAGCTCCTCGCGCGCCTGACCGACCCGGAGGTCCCCGCCGACGAGCGGCCGCAGGTCGTCGTGACCAACTGGGAGAGCCTCGCCGGCCTGTCGCGCCTGGAGGCCTTCGGGAACATCGAGATGACCCCGAAGGAGCGGGAGCCCAACCTCCTCAACGAGGTCGACTGGTCCACGGTCGTCGCCGACGAGGCGCACCGGGCGAAGGACCGCAAGTCCAAGCAGACCCGCGCCCTCAAGGCGATCGCCTTCGGCACCCAGCGGGTCGGCACCACGCCCGCCCGCTTCCGCTACGCCCTGACCGGGACCCCCGTGTCCAACAACAGCGCCGAGGCCTGGTCCATCCTGAACTTCCTCGACGAGGTCGCCTGGCCGGCCTACTCCAGGATGGTCGACAGGTACGCCACCACGATGTGGAACGCCTTCGGCGGGATGGAGATCGGCGGGGTGAAGCCGGAGACCCGCGAGGAGTTCTACCAGGCCTTCGAGCCGTACGGCATCCGCCGGCTCCGCGTCCAGTTCGACCCGTTCAAGCCCCAGGTCATGGAGCACACCCTCTCCGTGCCGATGGAGCCCAAGCAGGCGACCGCGTACGCGTCCATGGCCAAGGACATGATGGCCGAGCTCGACGGCGGCGTGCTGGTCGACACCCGCAAGATGACGGCCAGCGGCCGCCTCCACCAGCTGTCCCAGGCCTACGGCGAGATGGTCGACAAGGGGCGCAAGGACCCGGAGACCGGCGAGACCCTGCTGGACCTCCAGCTCAAGGCCCCGTCGAACAAGGTCAAGGTCATGCTGGAGCTCGTCGAGGAGATAGGCATCACCAAGGAGGCGGGCCCGTCCCGCCAGATCGTCTTCGGTGCCCCGTCGCGCCAGCTCATCGCCCTCTGCGAGGAGGCCCTGCTCAAGGCCAAGATCCCGTACTGCCTCGTCGCCGGCGGGATGAACGACCACGAGCAGGACGCCTACCTGAGGGCCTTCGAGCAGGGCTCGGCCAAGGTCGCCCTGTGCGTCATCAGCGCCGCCAAGGAGGGCCTGAACGAGCTGGTGGCCGCCGACACCCTGGTGTTCCTCCAGGAGTCCTGGGACCCGATCGAGAACAAGCAGTTCAAGGCCCGCGTCGACAGGCCCGGCCAGAAGGCCGGCTCGGTCTCCATCATCACGGTGGTCTCCGAGGGCACCCTCGAGGAGTTCGACAAGATCGAGAAGCTGGAGGGCAAGGAGGTGCACTTCCAGGAGGTCGTCAACGACGAGGGCATCCTCCGGCGCATGCTCGGCCACAAGGGGCCGGCGTGACGGACGAGCTGTGGACCGACGGGTCGGCCGGGCCCACCAACCCCGGGCCCGGCGGCTGGGCCGTCGTCGACGCCTCCGGCCCCGTCCTGCTCGGCGCCGCCGACTGGGCGACCAACAACGCGATGGAGGGCCAGGCCCTGGTCGCGGCCATGCTCCTGTGCGGCGAGGCCGGCGACGGCTCGCCCGTCACCAGGATCTACACCGACAGCCAGCTCTGGGTCAACATCCTCACGAAGTGGGCGCCGGGCTGGGAGGCCAGGGGCTGGCGCAAGGCCGACGGCACCGAGCCGGCCAACCTGGAGCTCGTCCAGGAGGCCCTGTGGGCCTACCAGGGCGCCCAGTGCGAGCTGGTCTGGGTAAAGGGCCACCGGGACAACGCGGGGAACCTGAGGGCTGACGAGTGGGCCGACAGAGCCCGGGAGATGGGGGCCGAGGCGGCCGCCGCACACGGGGACCACGCGCCGACCACGCGCGCTACTGTTCAGGAGTCGGAGGGGACGGGCATCCCCTCGCAGGAAGGATCACCAGTGGACCACCCAGTCGTCGCCGAGCCGACCCTCGCGGAGGGCGCGGTCTCGGCACCCGTCATGAAGTTCAGCAACTCCGAGCTCCGGGCATTCAAGCGCTGCCGCCGCAAGTGGTGGCTGGCCTACTACCACAAGCTCACGCCCCGCCGCGACGGCGTGGGCCCGCTCTCCATCGGCAACATGATCCACCACCCGCTCGAGCTGTACTACGCCGAGCCGGCCCGCGACCCCGAGACCTTCGACTGGGAGACCCCGCTCGCCCGCCACGTCGAGGCCCGGCTCGAGGACCCCAACCTGCCGGACCACCTCCACGGCCGCATGCTCGAGGACTACGAGCTGGTCAAGATCATGCTCAGGGGCTACTTCGAGTGGCTGGTCGAGGAGGGCGCCGACAGCGAGATCAACGTCCTCTCCGCGGAGAGGGAGATCGAGGCCTACCTGGGGCACATCGAGGGCGCCGAGGTCTGGCTCATCGGCAAGCTCGACACCGAGACCGAGCTGCGCTCCGACGGCCGCGTGGTGTTCATGGACCACAAGTCCTGCCAGACCCTCAGCGACCTGCCCAAGACGGGGCCCCTCGACGAGCAGCTCAAGACCTACGGCCTCCTCCAGCGGATGGAGGCGATCGCCGAGGGCCGGCCCGACCAGCGCTTCGCCAGCGGCGGCATGTGGAACATGCTCCGCAAGGTCAAGCGGACTGCCAGGTCCAACCCGCCCTTCTACGGCAGGGCGTCGGTGTCCCACAACGACACCGTCTACCGGAACTTCCACAAGCGGGTCTGGGGCGAGGTCACCGACATCCTCCGGGTCCGCCGGTACCTCGACGAGGGCGCCGACCACCAGGTGGTGGCCTACCCCAACCCGACGCGCGACTGCTCGTGGGACTGCCCCTTCTTCATGACCTGCCCCCAGTTCGACGACGGCTCCGACGTAGAGTCCGTGGTCCAGCTGGAGTTCGTCCAGCACGACCCCTACGAGAGGTACACAGAGGTGGAGAAGGGATGACCCAGCAGCAGTACGACCAGCAGGCCGTCGTCGCCCAGGTCGCCCAGGTCGCGGAGGTCGCGGCCTGGCAGAGGAGCAGCTTCACGGCGGTCATCCACGGGGAGTCGGGCGGCGGCAAGTCCACGCTGGCCGACAGCGTCCCGGGCCCCCGGCTGGTCCTCGACGCGGAGGGCGGCTCCGAGTACACGCCGTCGTGGCCCAAGCAGATCTGGAACCCCCTGCTGTACGCCCCGCCGGGCGTCCAGGGCTGCGAGCCCGGCCAGGAGGTCTGCGCCGAGACGGTCCGGGTCATCGTCCGCGACTGGGCGACCTGGGCGCGCGTCCACCAGTGGCTCGACTCCGGGATGCACCCGTTCAAGTCGGCCATCCTGGACTCGCTGACCGAGATCCAGAAGCGGTGCCGCGACGCCATCCGCGGGACCGAGCGGATGCAGACCCAGCACTGGGGCGACCTCCTGATCGAGATGGAGGCCGTCGTCCGCCGCATGCGCGACATCGCGAAGGACCCGGCCAACCCGCTCCAGAACGTGATCTTCCTGACGCTCACCGACGACAAGAACGGCGGCCTCTTCCGGCCGTTCCTCCAGGGGTCACTGCAGAAGGCCCTGCCCGGCTTCGTGGACCTCGTAGGGTTCCTGTACACCGAGCAGGCGGCCGACGGGCAGGGCCTCCTGCGCCGGCTCATGATCCAGCCCTACGGCCAATACGTGGCCAAGGACCGCACCCACGTCCTGTCCCGGACCTTCGGCTCCGTCGTGGCGCTGAAGGACATCGACACCGGGGCCGGCGGGTACGACCTGACCGACTTCATCAACATCCTCGAGGGCCGGTACAACGCCGGCCCCGCAAACACCGGAGGTATCCAGCAGTGAGTTCCGTGACCTGGGGAGCAGTGCTCCAGAACGTCCAGCCCAACGCGGGCTTCCAGCCCCTCGCCCCCGCGACCTACCGGTTCCGGATCCTCACGGGCCAGGGCAAGACCGCGCAGTCGGGCAAGCAGATGGTCTCCGTGCAGATGGAGGTCATCAACGAGGGCAAGGCCAAGGGCCGGAAGGTCTGGCACAACTGGGTCCTCCCCGACCAGCACGACGACAAGGCCGAGCAGTCGCTGGGCTTCTTCCTCGGCGACATGCTGGCCTTCGGCATCACGAAGGAGTGGCTGATCCAGTCCTTCGGCAACCAGGCCATCACCCGCGAGCACTGCGAGTTCATCGCCCAGCAGCTCGTCAACCGGGCCTGCAAGGCCAACGCCACGCTCCAGAAGAACGACGCGACGAGGAACAACTTCGGGTCGTTCACCGAGGACGACGGCGTGGACCCGCCGGAGCCGGCCGCCGCGCCGACCGCGGGCTCGCTCGGCCTGGGCACCCCGCCGCCGCCCGCGATGCCCGGGGTCCAGGCCCCTCCGGCCGGAGGGGGCTTCCCGCCGCCGGCCCCCGGGGGCATGCCCGCCCCGGGGATGCCCCAGCCCGGCATGGCGCCCCCGGCCCAGGCTGCGGCCATGGCCCCGCCCGCGCCGCAGCAGTACGCGGCTCCGCCCGCCCAGGAGCAGCAGGCCCCGCCGATGGCGCCCCCGCAGGCGCCCCCGGTCCAGCAGGCCCCGCCGCAGATGCCCGGCATGCCCGGCGCCCCCGCGGCCGCGCCGCCGGCCTTCCAGCCGCCGAGCCAGCCCGGGGTCCCCGCGCCCCAGCCGCCCGGCGTTCCCCAGGCCGGAGCGCCCGCGGCCCCCCAGGCGAGCTTCTGATGGGCGTGGCGAGCGTCCAGGGGACGGTGGCCGACGCCGTCAGCGGCGTGATCCTGGCCGGCATCCTCGACGAGGTCTCGGAGGAGATCCTCAGGGCCGGCAGGAAGCACGGCCCCGAGTCGATGGCCGCACCCGGCCACGACGCCGGCAAGCGGCTCGGGATCCTCATGGAGGAGGGCGGCGAGGTCGCCGAGGAGGTGTCCCTCCTCCTGCTCCGCAAGAGCAACGAGGTCCAGGCCCAGCTCGGCCGCATCGCGCGACGGACGACCTACGACAACGGGGACTTCGACTCCCTGCGCGAGGAGCTCGTCCAGCTGACCGCCATGGGCGCGGCCTGGCTCCACGCCCTCGAGGCGGAGGGGCGCTTCCAGGCTCCCCAGTTCGACTAGCAGCACCGGGGGCGACCGGCACCGGGCCGGACGCGGGATAGGGTTCAACTCCCTGCGCCCCACCAATCCAAGGACCTGGGCGGGTCCCTGGCGGGAAGGATCACACACATGGCCGACTGGGGCCTGCTCGAGCACGCGAGTCCGCGTCGCTCCCACGACATGCACGGCATCAAGCGGGCCCTGCCCGTCGAGTGGGTGCTGGGCCGCAAGGGGGTCATGCTCGAGCCGTCGGGGGACGGGCGGCTGGTGTCGCTCTGCCCCTTCCACCCCGACGAGTCGCCCTCCTTCGCGGTGTTCCACCAGCCGGGGGACGAGCTCGCCCTCAGCCGCGTCGGGTGCTGGGGCTGCGACTTCAAGAACGGCGACCTGTTCGACTTCCTCCAGCGCTTCCTCCAGGTGCCCCTGGCGCAGGCCGTGGACCACGCGGCGGCCCTCCTGCAGGAGTTCCAGGCCGACCCCAACTGGAGGTCCCAGGCGGGCGAGCAGGCCGCCCACGCGAGGCCCAAGGCCGACCCCGCCGACCTGATCGCGATCGCCCGCCAGGCAAGCTCCCTCGCGGCGGCGGACCAGACGGCCGTCCTCCGCCTGATCGACGAGAAGGCCAACGTCAAGGGGGAGCCCGGCTGGGCCCTCCTGACCGCGGACTTCCTCCGGGCCCACTGGCACGTCGGCGTCGACGACGACTGGACGACCGTCGTCCCCCACCTGTCCCGCGACGCCGAGGGCCAGCCCCAGGTGAAGGCCCTGAAGACCCGCTCACCGCGGTCGCACCTCATCGCCCGCAAGGGGTCCGACCTCGCCCACCTCTACGGCGAGTACCAGATGCAGGGCCACAAGCGGGTCCTGCTCTGCGAGGGCGAGTCCGACGCCTGGTGCGCCAGCGCCGCCCTCTGGGGCCAGGACATAGACGTCCTGTCCCTGCCGTCGGGGGCCAGCGCGTACCCCAAGGAGGCGTGGGTCAAGCTCCTCGAGGACAAGGACGTGGTCATCGCCTTCGACGGCGACCGCGCCGGCCGCGTCGCCGCGAGGAAGTGGTGGTTCAAGCTCAGCCACATGCCGCCCGACCGCGGGCCCAACAGCCTGCGCTTCGCCACCCTCCCCGACGGCAAGGACCTGGCCACGGTGCCGAACCTGGTCCGGGTCGTGATGGAGGCCAGCGCGGTCCCGCCCAGCGTCGGCAACGTCTCCTACGACCGGGAGCGCGGGGTCTACATCCGGACCACCCCGGCGCGGGACGAGAACGACGAAGACACCGAGACCGTCATCAGCAACTGGGCCCTGGACCCGCTGCGCGAGCTCGCGCTGGAGGACGGCTCGAAGGCGTACGAGGGCATGGTCAACGGCAAGGACGTCCTGCTCCAGTCGCACAACCTCCGCAGCGACGCGTCGATCAAGGCCTGGGCCGAGACCGTCGGCGGCAACTGGCTCGGCTCCTCCAGGGACGCCGCGGCCCTCCTGGGCAACCTCCAGAACGAGGGGCCCTTCCTCGGGCGGGGCCGGGCCACCTCGGTGCTCGGCTGGCACGACGGCCAGTTCGTCCTGCCGGACGGCTACATCGGCCCCGACTACTGGCGGTACATCCCCCCGGCGGCTAGCCTGTCGAGCAAGTCCCTGAAGATCCAGGAGGGGCCCTGGGACCCCCGTGCCCTGGACCTGATGCTGAACCTCCGCCGGCCGGAGATCATGCACCCCATCATCGCGTGGCTCTTCGCGGCGCCCCTGCGGTCGACCTTCGAGGTGTTCCCCTTCCTGGCGGTCACCGGCCAGTCGGGCTCCGGCAAGACGACCCTGATCCGCGCCCTGCTCGACAAGCTGGGCTGGAAGATCTTCACCACGATCACGGGCACGACGCCGCACGCCATCCTCGCCCAGGTCGGCGTCTCCAACGGCATCCCCGTCTGGTTCGACGAGTACCGGCCGGGCAGCCGCGAGGAGTCCAAGCGCGCCCTGGACCAGGTCCTGCGCGACGCCTACGACCGCAGCCCCACCAAGAAGGGCGGCGGGTCGGACAAGAACCCGCTGGCCATCATCGAGATGCCGACCGAGGCCCCCATCATCGTGACGGGCGAGGACGCCTTCACCGAGACCTCGCACATCGAGCGGATGGTCTGGGTCAAGCTCGACCGCACCGACAAGAACCGGGCGGACCTCGAGAGCCTGCTGGCCACCGACACGTCCGGGCTCGGCCACGCGTACCTCCGGTGGCTCGTGGAGGGCAACCAGGCGCAGGCCCTGCCCAGCCTCAGGGTCAACACGACCATCGACCGGCAGACCACCAACCAGCAGATCCTCCAGGTTGGCTGGGAGCTGTTCAGGTCCTTCTACCAGGCCGCCACCGGCAACGACCCGGGCCAGCCGAACCTCGGCGCCTACCTGGCCAACGTCAGCGACCACACGGACCCGACGACCGAGGCGCTGATCTGGGCCCAGGGCCAGACCGTCTACGGCGCCACCGAGCCCGTCGTCCAGGTGCACGGCGACGACGTCATCGTGCAGCTGGAGTCCTTCGTCCAGGTGGTCAACAAGGCCGGCACCTTCGTCCTGCCCGGCGGCGTGGTCGCGATCGCCAACATCCTGGAGAACGACTGGCAGGCCTACAAGCGGGCCAACCCGATCACCAGGCAGCGCCAGTACGTGCTGCCGGGCGGCGCCGGCAGGCTCATGGAGGCAACGGCGCCGGCTTACGGCTGACCCGGAAGCACGCCGGCGTGATTACTAGCCAGAATCGCTTAGATTAGTCATAAGCCGTTTACGGGCCTATCACACTCACGCCACACTCCTGTTACCGGCCCCCAGGGAGGGAGCCCGAGTGAGGGAGACAGTGATGACCATGACCAAGGAGAAGGACCGCACGGCAGACGGGCTGGTCCCGCGACCGAGGCGGTCCGGCCGCAGGCCGGCCCACCACCTGGAGCCGAGCCCGTACGACCTGAGCAAGCCCATGGACCTCGCGCCCATCCGGCGGCGCAAGGACCCGCGCCTCCCCAGCCAGCGCCTGACGGCCTTCTGGGTGGTCGTCAAGGACCAGCACGTCGGCCGGGTGGTGATGGTCGAGTTCGAGGACAGGCCGGGCTGGTTCTACCAGCCCGAGGTGATGGGGCCGGCCGACAAGAGGCCGGTCAAGATCGGCGAGCCCGAGGCGAAGCGCCGCGACGCCGTGAACGCCGTCATCGACGAGTGGCGCACCCGGGTGAAGCTGGCCGGCCAGTGAGGCGCCCCACCCGGCGGCTGGCCCGAGAGCCACCAGTCGACGGCCCGTCCCGGTTCCCCCTGGAACTGGGGCGGGCCGAACTGTTTACGTAGGGACCACAGGCGGCGTATGTTTCTTCCACGGCAACAACGCCTACGACCTGGGGAGGTCCCAATGAAGTTCATTCAGACCGCGGACGTCAAGAAGGGCGACGTCCTCGCCAGCGGCCGCGTCCTCGCAGTCCGCCGCACGGCCAAGACGACCTTCATCACCGTGAACAACACCGTGAGCGGCGGGGTCAACACCTACCCGCAGCCGACCAACACCAAGGTCGCCCTCGTCGAGGAGGGTGACAAGTGAGCGCCTTCGCCACGGGGCCCGTGTGCCTCGACGAGATGGTCACCGTGATGGGGCAGTACCCACTCGACTACACGTGGAACGGGTGGCTGACCCCGCGGATGGACCCGCACGCGGTCGAGACCGTGATGCACTCGTTCGCCAAGGCCGCGGAGGAGGAGCCCGCGCTGCCCAACTCCTACTCCCACAGGTGGGAGGACGACGGCACCCTCGTGGTGACCGAGACCTTCGACGAGGAGGAGTGGGTCGACGTCATCGAGCCCGACGAGGACGGCCTCTACGACCTCGGGTCCCACTCGTGGACGTGGTCAGTCGACTACGACCCCACGACCGCGTGGGTCAACGGACTGCCCTACCCCAAGGAGGACTGACGATGAAGCGAGAGATGACCATCGCGGAGCTCGAGGCCGCTGGCCTGTCGGGCGCGCGCACTGACGAGTGCCTGTGCGCCTCCTGCGAGGGGCGAGGCCCCTTTGTGGGCGTGCCCGTCCGCTCCCTGCGCGTGGGCGACGTCGTCAAGACCCCCGTGCCCGTGGTGGACCTGAACAGGTGCGCCCTCGGGACCGTGGTCGAGCCGCGGGGCGTGGGGACCACCTCCGTGAAGTGGGAGGACGACAGGGAGCCGCGGGCCTACGGCCGCGGGGTGCTCCTCGTCGAGTGGCCCGAGTTCGACGCCGCGGCGCACTCGAGGGGCGAGCGGCAGACGAGGGGGTAAGGCGCGGGTAAGCCCCGGCCTGGGCCAGTCCTGGGCCGGGGGTTACGCGTTTCTTCATTGGCGCGGTACTGTTCCCTTATCAGCCGGCCACACGGGCCGGCCAGACCTGGGGAGGTCCCGCCATGAACGAGCGCAACCACGAGATGTGCCAGGAGCTGCTGCTCTCCGTCCTCGGCCTGGTCACCACCGCCGCCAAGCGGAACAACATCACCGTCGACCACATCGCCGACGCCCACGACCAGATGACCATCAGCGCGGACCGCTGGTGCGACGAGATGGTCGCCGTCACGGTCGAGGACTGGGAGGCCAAGGCCCTCAAGCTCGTCTTCCTCACCGGCAACGGCCTCATCTGCGGCGAGATGCAGGTCTCGAACCTGCCCGTCCACGTGGTCCTGTCCGCGATCGTCAGCCACCTCTCGCTCGACATCTGAGAAACTTTCGAGAAGGGGGTTACGCGCTTCACAGCGGCGTGCTATTCTTCTCATATCAACCAACCGCAACACCGACCTGGGGAGGTCCACATGTTTGGAACCGTGAACGGCGAGCAGCTCATCCGAGGCCAGCGCCACGAGATGGTGACCGAGGACGGCGTCACCTTCAGCGCCGTCTCGATGGGCGTGGCCGTCAAGCAGGGCACCGTGCTCGTCGCCTTCGAGGGCGTCGAGGGCGTCGAGGGCAGCGTCGAGGGCCACAAGATCACCGGCAAGCGCCGCTTCCTCTCCATGCCGCTCTCCGAGCTGGCCACCCCCCGCCCCCGCATGTTCTTCGACGCCTGAGAGGCCACAGCCATGACCATCGACCAGAAGCTCATCGACAAGATCCGCGCCCTCCTCGCCAAGACCGAGGAGAACGGGTGCACCCCCGAGGAGGCCGAGTCGGCCTTCGCCATGGCCCAGCGCCTCATGGCCAAGCACTCCATCGAGGAGGAGGCGCTGATAGCCGCCGGCCACGACGTGAAGCGCGAGCCGATCATCAACCACAAGGTCTCGGTCCGCAAGCGCGACGAGGTCAGCCGCCAGCGGGTCACCATCATCGCGGCGATCGCCGCGGCGAACAACTGCAAGGTCATCGACGCCACCGACGACTACGACCAGGTGTGGATCGTCGGCCACGAGTCCGAGGCCCTGTTCGTCGAGATCCTCGCGTCGGCCGTCCTCATGCAGTACGCCACCGAGCGGAACCGCGGCTGGAAGCAGTGGAAGGCCGAATACCCCTTCTCCGACCTGAGCCGCTTCAAGTGGGTCTCCGGCTTCGCGTGGGGCTACGCCACCCGCGTCGCCGAGCGCCTCGAGAAGGAGGTCGAGCAGACCGTCGCCGGCGAGGGCGCCGGCAAGGAGCTCGTCTTCGTGGGCCGCAAGGCCCTCGTCCAGGACTGGGTGGACGAGAACCTGTCCACCAAGAAGTCCAAGGCCCGCAGCGTCTCCTACAACGCCGCCGCCGGTGCCATGGGCGAGGACGCGGCCAACCGAGCCGACCTGTCGGGCGGGCGCGGCCACGTCGCCGGCAACGGCCGCAAGGCCCTCTCCTGAGCTAGCCGGCCGGCCCCCTCACCCGGGCCGGCCGGAAAGTTCTTTGAAGAAGTTCTCACAAAGGGGTGTACAAGCAGTCCACGCCACGGCAATGTTCTTCTTACGAGCTGCTCGCCCCGAGCGGCCAGAGACCTGGGGAGGTCACCATGAACGAGAACACCGCCAACGAGACCGTCGACTACGTCGAGCTGCTTGCCCCGATCGTCGACGCCGCCGAGGCCGCCTACTCCGGCTTCACCAACGAGAAGCGCCTCACGACCGTCGAGGTTCCTGCCGGTCAGCTCGCCGCCGGCGACACCTTCCGTAACGGCGACGTCGTCGAGGCCAAGAGGATCGGCAGCACCAAGGCCATCGTCAAGATGCAGGGCCTCAAGACCGAGAAGCGCTTCGACACCGACGAGGTCGTGACCGTCCAGCGCGAGGTCGTCACCGAGGACTCGCAGGCTCGCCGGACCGTCCTCTTCGAGGAGTACCGCTCCCTCCGCGTCATCGCCCAGAACGCCGCCGAGCCCACCGCCGACAAGGCCAAGCTCGACGAGTACATGGCCAAGGGCTGGTACGAGCAGGTCGCCGTTTACGCGGCAGAGCTCGCCGCCAGCGAGCGCGTCCGCGGCGAGTGGATCAACGCCGCCGCCCTCGTGGACGCCTGCATCAGCGGCTACGACGCCCCCACGTGGTCGGGCGGCTTCACGGTGAAGAACGCCATCCAGCAGTCCATCGTGACCAACCGCCAGAAGGCCGCCCAGTCGGCCGGCCGCGGCTGGTGACCCACTGGCGCGGGGCCGGCCCGGCGCTACGCCCCGCCGGCCGGCCCCCGCCCCACTCTTGAGCACCACCCAATCCAGTCAGCACCACCAATCACAGACAAGGAACAGCCATGAAGAAGACCATCGTCGCCCTGGTGACCGCCATCGTGGCGGGGGCCACCCTCGGCGCGGCCCCCGCCGCCCATGCCTCCGACGTCCAGCAGCTCTGCGTGGACTTCGGGGACGACGGCCGCTTCTCCGCCCACCTCGCGGAGGACTACGAGACCTGGGAGGCCGTGCGCGGCCACCGGGCTACCGCCTTCGTCAACTCGGTGGCCGGCTGCTCCGGCCTCGGCGCCGGCGACGGCGAGGTCTGGGACGGGGAGAACCCCTACCCCGCGCCCGCCGGCGACCACCAGGCCCCGGCGACCGCCGCGCCGGCGCCGGTCTCCTGCGAGCCGGCCGAGGTCCGGACCGTCGAGGCCGTGCGGGCCGTCGAGGTGCCGGCCCAGGCCGACGCCGGGATCCAGCGCCGGGTCGAGCGGCAGGCCGCCAAGATCGCCCGCCTGAAGGCCAAGCTGGCACAGCTCAAGCGCCGCTGAGATGCCCCCGGCCGGGGGTGAAGGTCCTCCCCAGGTCTCCCCACGGCCGGGCCAATGGCAGAGGCCCCAGAACTTCGGTTCTGGGGCCTCTCGCCGTCTCCGGCTGGTACTTGCGCTCACGGGTCTCCGGAGGAGCCCAGATCGCGCCTGGTGGCTCCTGGCGAGGCCCCGGAGACGACTCAGCCCCGGCGCCATTGGCCGGGGCTGAGTCGATCCTGAGGTAGCGAGCCGTCAGTCGTGGCCCACTGTACGCGTGTCGGAGGGCCGGATGAACGAGAACGTCGGCTGCTCCAGGGGCTCGACCTTGTCCCGCTGCCAGAAGCCGAGCGCCACCGTGAGGAAGGCGATGAGCGCGCCGGTCTCCTCCGCGGACAGCGTGAGGCCGTACACGGCGCCGAGGGCGATCAGGGCCTTGACCAGGCCGAGCACGTAGCCCAGCAGGGTCTCGTCCGTCACCCAGGCGACGTAGACGCCCATGGCGCCGGAGACGACCGCCATGACGACGGCCAGGTCCTCCTGGCCGCGCAGCCCGATGAACGACAGCCAGCCGAAGGCCAGCAGGAGGGCGAGCGCGCCCTCGATGAGGCCGGCGATCGCCGCCGGCTCGCGCCCGAAGATCTTCGCGGTCACGGTGTGTGTCCCTTCACTTGAGGTCGCTGCGGAGCTTCCGCAGCCTGTTGATCGTGGCCTGCAGCTTGGCCTTCTCGGCCCGCAGCTTGGTGAGCTTCCTCGCCGCCCAGCGCCGGCGCTGGCGCCGGCGGGCCCACTTGATGCCCTCCTGCCAGGTCCGGGGCTGGAAGTTCCTGGGCCCGTTGTCGGGGGCGTTGCCGACCAGGCCGTCGAAGCCCTGGTCGAGCAGGCCGATCTGGTACCGGCCGCCGTGGTTGTGGGGGCAGCCGCGCAGGACGCCGTGCCTGTGGGTGACGAACTTCGGCGGGGTCCTGAGCCACTCGGCTGCGCCCATCTGCCGGCCGATCCAGACGTCCCCCTGGTCGGGCCTGCCGTCGGTCACGTCGTAGGCGCCCCCGGTGTGGGTGCCGGCCGACTCCGCGGCGTTGCCGTTGAGCTGGTAGACCACCAGGTCGCCCTGCAGGTTCCCGGTCTCCCGGAGCTCCCGCTCGTAGACGGGCAGCCACTTGGCCAGGCACTCGCAGGCCGGCTTGCCCCTGTAGATCACGGTCATTGGGTTCCTCCTCAGTCGTCCTCGTCCGGCGGACGGGGCGGGTACAACGGCGGCGGCTCGGGGATCTCGATGCCCGCCTCGTGGAGCTTGGCGATGGCCAGCGCGTCCCATGCTGCGTGGAGCTGGAGCGCGGCGCGCCAGTCGCGGGTGACCTGGCGCCACTCCCGCTTGTCCTGCTCCCGGGCCTCCTTGAGCCCTGTCACCTCGGCGCGCAGGTCCAGGTTGTCCTTCTCGATGCGCTCGACGACACCCGACGCGGCCTTGGTAATGATCTCGGTCGCCTCGGCGCCGAGCTTCCGCTTGGAGAACAGGCCGGTGACCACCGCGGTGACGATCGCGGCCACCCCGCCTCCTCCGAGGAAGGCGGCCAGCGTGGTGGAGTCCATCAGTGGACGTCCCACCAGTGGGGGCGGCCGTCGCCCAGCCTGGCGACGAGCTTCGCCTCCAGCGCCGTGAGGAAGGCGATCTTCTCCGCGCGGGCAACGGCGTCGTTGATGAGGACCTGGAGCTGGACCCACCTGATGCCGCAGGCCACGCCCCAGGCGAGGATGATGCCCACGTTCTGCAGGGCGTCGGGTCCGACCTCCTTGATGGCCAGCACCGAGTAGAAGATGGTCGTGGCCGCCACTGTGACGGAGCCGACCTGCTCGGTCACGATCCCGTTGACGCTCTGGACCATCATCCCGGCCAGGGTCATCGCCGAGCCGGCGGTCAGGAGCAGGCCCCAGCCCAGGACCACCCAGTGCGGCAGCAGGGAGTCGAGGCTCTCCGGGGCCGCGCCCAGCGCCAGGGCCGTGCACCCGGTGAACACCGAGAGGGCCAGGATGAACACCGCGCGGGGGTCAGCCGGGTACCGGGCCGCGGGCTTGAACATGCGCCGGAGCAGGCTGGCGGTCCGAGACTGCGTCATGGCGACGATTGTGCGCCCCCTCGCGCGTGCCCGTGCGCGTTTTTTGGCTCAAGCGGCCGAGCCGACGTCCTCGACGACGAACTGCGAGTTCGTGCTGATGACCTGCCCATTAGCGTTGGCGGCGGCGGCCCGGACACGGTACTGCGTGGACCCCGCCGGCGGGGTGTCGACGAACTCGTAGTGGAAGCCCTGCAGTCCCCCGGTGGGGGCGATGAACACGGGGGTGAACCCCACCGTGGACCAAGCGCCCCCTCCGACGGACCTCTCGAACAGCAGCGAGATGCCAGTCCCCGCGGCGGGCGGTTGGAACCGGCCGGCGGCGACGAGGCGCACCCGCCGGTCCGTGGTCGCGAGGCCGGCGGAGGACGTCGCCCAGTAGACGTCGCCGATGCTCGCGCTGTTCGCGGCGAGGGTGGTCAGCGACAGGATTCCTGACGGGGCCCGCCAGGCTGCTGCCGGGGAGCCCAGGACCATGTAGCCAGGCCCGTACTTGACCAGCCAGACCGGGTCGTTCGCAGCCAGCTGATAGCCCTCGAGGTGGGGGACACCGGGGACCTGCACCGAGGACCCGCCGACGGTGACGGTGGCGGTCCACGTCGTCGCGGAGAAGGACACGACCTTGCCGTGGCGCATGGCCAGCGGCCGGCTGCCGTCTGGGTTGAGCGCGGCCAGGAGCACGTCGCCCAGGCCGCCGGGCCTTCCCGCCGCCCACAGCGCCCGCTCGGGGTCAACCTCCCAGCCCGGGTCCGCCTCCCACTGCCCGGTGCTCACTGGGTCCTCCTGGCGCGGCAGCCGAGGGTCATCCCGCCGGAGCCTGGGCCGAGGGGCACGGTCATGCTATCCACCACGGTGGTCTGGTCGATCTTGGACAGCGGCCTCACGACCCTGATGATGTCGCCGACCTGGTGCAGGGGGTTGGGGACAATCGTCAGGGACAGCTGCTCGGTCCCGCCGGCGGAGCGCCTGTACTCGGCCAGGGCCGCCGCGTCCGCCTGCGCCTGGGTAGCGACGTACGGGCTGGAGACGAACTTGGGCACCTTGCCATAGACCCCGAGGTGGTAGGTCGGGCTGGCCGGGTCCGCGTCCCAGACCTCGGCGCGGAGGGGCGTGGCCAGGGTGGTCGACTCAGAGGTGAGCACCACCCCATTGTAGCCGGGCTCGTCGGACATGGTCTTGCCGGCGGAGACGATGACCGAGTCGGCGCCGTCCGTGTAGGTCCAGGTCGGCAGCCCCTGCTCCGGGTCGGGCTCCGGCGCGATGACCAGCCAGCCCTCCGCGTCGAAGTAGACCTCCTGCCCGCAGCTCGTCGCCCAGTCGGTGACCACCTTCCAGGGGTCCTCCTCCGGGTCTACCACTAGGAGCGGCGTCGTGGCGGCCACAGAGTGCGGGCGCACCCGCGTGCCCGGGAGCCGGTTGGACACCAGGCCGGCGATGGCGGCCCCGTAGTTGGTGCCGGCGGTGACGATCCAGGGCGCCGTCAGGCGGTTCCTGGAGACGGTCCTCGAGTAGTCGTAGGCCGTCAGGGACAGCGTCGGCGAGCCCTGGTCTTCGACGGGCACCTGGCTGAGCCTGAACACGCCCAGCGGCCACTTGCTGGTCCCCGGTACCCCCGGGACGTCGATCCCGTACCAGAGGGCCACCGTCGACCCGAAGGGTGCCAGCGGGGAGCGGGCCCCGGCCGGGATGGCCGAGCCGCCCTCGCCGGGCGAGACGGAGAGCGTGCAGGACCGGCGCACGGCGGCTCCGCGGTTCACGCTGACGGAGCCGCCGGTGATGGCCAGCGTGGCGACGTTCCCCTGCGGGTCCGTGAGCTCCGCGAAGGCGTAGGCCCGGTGCGGTCGGCCGATGACCTGGCGGAACGGGACCGGGAGGCCGTTGGCGTCCAGGCCTTGGGGCTCCGCGCGCACCTCAGGCCCCCCAGGTGGACGGCGGCTGGTTGTACGCCGGCGCCACCTCGTCCAGCTGGAAGGTGAACTGCGTGGCGCGGGTGGCGGCGGCCTTGCGGGACGCCGACCTGAGGATCCTCTCCTGCACCTGCGGGCCGAACCGTACCCAGCGCCACCAGCCGTCCATGTCGCCCTGCAGGACCAGGGTGGCCCGTCGGGCGCGGATGGCCCTGATGAGCGAGGCGGCCGCGGCGGAGCGGGTGGTCGCCGTGATCGGCCACGAGGCCGCTCCCACCACGTCGGACACCGTGACCGGGTACGGGGCACCCAGCGGCGTGTGCGCCTGGAGGCGCTCGTCGCTGCTGCTCTCGAGGTCCCCCTGGATCGGGAGCGGGACGGCCAGGTCGACGGACGCCGGGTCCCGCAGGACGAAGCAGTCAAACACCGCAGTGACGGTGGAGCCGGCGGTCGCGTAGGCGGACGCGGCGGCGGCCCCGTCGGAGGACCTCGACAGGACCACCCGGGCCCGGTACTGCATCGCCCTGCCCGGGACGGCCAGGGTGTCGTAGACGGTGTAGGTGCCCGCCGCCTGCGCCGGGGTGACCGTGCCGACCGGGAGGATCTGCCAGTCAGTCGACCCCTGCGGGGCGTGCTCCACCTGCAGGACGGCCTTGTCCCAGCCGGTCATCGTCTGGGTCGGCACGACCACGTCGACCTTCATTCGGTAGAGCTCGTTTCGGTTGCCGGCCAGCGCCGCGCCCGGGTACTGCCAGGCGGCGGCGACGGAGGTGGGGGCGACGGGCGGAGCTCCCACGTTCATGGTGAAGCTGGCCGAGGTCCGACCGGCCACCGCGGTCCGCTTCAGCTGCTGGCCGCCGAGCTGCCCGGCGGCGCGGAGGTAGACCACGTGGGTGCCGGTGAAGGGCAGGTCCTGGTTCGGGGTCCAGGCGTACTTGGCCCCGGCCTGTGGCTGGGCCACGGCCTGCCAGCCGAACGGGCCGGAGACGGTCGTGGACCACGCCTTCGCGGTCTTCACCCCGCCCGAGCTGTAGGATGGCCGGCCCTGGCCGGCGGCGTCGGCGAAGGGGGTGTCCATGGAGGCCTCGAAGGCCGCCTGGCCGCCCGGGTACGCCTGCACGTCGGCCAGGGCCCACACGGCGACCAGTACCTCGGTCGTGGCCTTGCCGTCGGGGCTGGTGGTGGTCCACTCGAACCGGGGGCGGGTGGTGGCCGTCACCTGGCCCGCGGCCGGCGCGATCGCGGACGGCGTCGGGGCCTGGCTCCACTTCACCCTGGCCAGCACCTTGTGGACTAAGATCCCGTTCTCCCGCGGAGTCGGGTAGCCGGTGACGGTCATCTTCAGGCCGGCCGCGACGGCCGCCGCGGACGGGCCCGCACCCTCGGCCGGGTTGTAGATGCCGGAGGCGTCGACCTGCGTCTGCGGGGTGGTGCTCATCATGGGGATCAGCGACCCGTTCGACGCGAAGACGTCCGGCGCCGCAGCGTAGAAGGCCTTGCCCGCCAGGTAGTCTGCCGGTTGGCCCACGGTGTCGGCGGCGCACCTGAACTCGGCCTCCACCGACTCGATGCCCGCGCCGTCCTGCAGGGTGGCCGCGGGCAGGGTGACCTCGATGGTGCTGCTCGCCTGCGACGGGAGCAGTCGCAGGTAGGTGGCGTCGCTGCTGTCGGTGATCGCGGCCAGCTGCGAGGCCGCGCCCCCGATGTTGTCCCAGCCCGGGGCGGTGACCGCCGTGGGCGTGAGGGTGGTGACCTGGACCACTACCTGGCTCCCGTCCTGATCTTCTGCGCCAGGCCCTCCATGGCGGAGTCGGCCGCGCGGTTCGCGATGGTCTCGAGCTGGGCGGCGGAGAGGTTCTGCCCGGCGGCGTCCACGGACACCGACACCGCGCCCGGCGCGACGATGACCATCGTGCCGCCGCCGGCCCCGCCGCGGGCGCCGATGATCCGGCCAGTCGCCTCCCAGAGCTCGAGGGCCCGGGCGCGCCTGTCGGGGGCGTGCGGGATGAGCGACTCGCCGCCGGAGCCCGGCTCGGCCCAGCGGTAGTAGAGGCCCCTGGACGCCTTCGACCCGGTGACGATGCCGCCGTGCTCCAGGCCCGACGGCTGGCCGCCGCCGGCGACGAGCTGCTGGTCGGCGAGGATCTGGGACAGGGCGGCGGGCGGGAGCTTGCTGAAGACCTGGCCCCTGTACGTCTCCAGGAGGCCCACGACGTCCGCCAGGGACGTTCCGGTGGCCTGGCTCAGCCCAACCAGCCCGAGCGGGCGCGGGGAGCTCTGGAGGGCCCCGGCCAGCTTGATCGCCTCGGCCATCCTGGGGTCGCCGAGCTTGTCCTGCAGGTCCATCTGCCCGGCCAGAGCCGCGAGCTCGGCCGGCGAGAGGGTGACGGCGTGCGCGGCGAGCCCGCCCGCCTCCTTGTAGCCCATCTCCTGGAACTGGGCGGCGAGGTCCGCGCGGCCCATCCCGACGAGGGTCATCAGGTTGGCCTGGAACTGCTGCTGGGCGCCCACGTCCTGGGCGAGGTCCTGGCTGAAGGCCTCGAACTGGATGGCCCGGATCTGCTGGGCCATGGCCCGCATCTCCTCGACCGAGGCGTCGGCCAGCTTCTCGATGATCGCCTGGCCCTCCTCGCCCATGCCCTGGAGCGCGGCGACCACGTCGTGGCCGGTGCCCTCGGCCACGGCGGTGACGTCGCGGCCCCACTCCTTGGAGACGTCCATCGTCGCCTTGAGCGCGGCGCCGTAGTCGCGCAGGCTGAGGGTCGGCTCCTTGTAGAAGTCCTCCGCGGAGTCGAACGGGTTCTCGCTGGCCTGTGCCGCGAGCTCGGCCTGGGCCTGGGCCTGGGCCTGCATGGCCTGCGTGTACGCGCTGAGGCTGGAGCCGGCGTCCCGGGTCGCGACGAAGCGGCCGGCGCCGGACTGGCCCGAGGCGACGCCCTGCAGGCGCGCGGTCTCCCGGCCGGTCTGCTCGACCCGCCAGGCGTTCTCGCGGGCCTCCTGCTCGGCCCGCGCGCGCTCCTCGGCGGCGGCTGCCTCCTCCTCGTCCCTCTGGCGCTGGGCGTCCTCGCGGGCGTCCGCGCGGTCGCGCTTGGCCTGGCCAACCGCGTCCTGGGCGCGGCGGAGCGCCACCCTGGCCGCGGCGAGCTCGGCCTGCGCGAGCTGGCGCTGGCGGCCCTTGAGAGCGCCCTTGCCGGACTTGGCGAGGTCGCGCTGGAGGTCCTTGACCCGCTGCTCGGCCTGGAGGACCGCGAGGCGCTCGTCGGCGTTGCCCGCTGGGCTGGCGGGTGCGGCGAAGGAGCCGTGGTTGCCCTTGCCCTTCCCCTTGCCGCCCTTCTTGCCGCCGTTGGCCATCTTGGTCAGGGCGTAGCCGAACTCCTCGGCGACCTGGCCGAGGATCTGGGTGGAGCGGCCGCGCTTGGCCTCGGCGAGCGGGATGAACGCCTCCCCGCCCGTCTCGGCCTCGGCCCACTGGTACAGGCCCTGGCCCATGGGGGCCTGGATCTTCGCCTGCGAGGGCAGGGGCGTGAACACGCCGCCGTCCGCCGCCGGCTGGGGGCCGCCGATGTTGACCCGCTTGAAGTAGGTCGTCACGGTGGCGGACTTGCCGTCGAGGTTCTGGGCCGCGGCGTACGCGTCCCAGAGCTGGGCGGCGGTGGCCGCTGCGCCGGGCGCCGAGGTGTCCACGGTCGGGCTCTGGGAGTCGACGTCCTCGGCGGCCTTCTTGGTGTCGCGCAGGGCCTTCAGGGCCTGGCGCGCGTCGGCCAGCAGCTCGGTGTTCACCGGCAGGCCGAGGAGCTTCTTCTGCTTCTCCGTCTCGATGAACGCCTTCAGCGCGTCCTCGTTGTGGGCGATGACCCGGATGGTCGGGTGCAGGCCCTCGAGGGCGCTGGCCTCCTCCTTGACGTCCTTGAGGAGCTTCTTGACGTCCTTGCCGCCGTGCTCGCGGATGAGGGTCTCGACCAGCTCGGGCGTGAGCCTGTACTGGTTGAGGAGCGCCTCCATCTCCTTCTTGGGGATCTTGGCCGCGACGCCCTGGGCGATGAGCGCGTCGCGCCCGTTGAGCAGGGTCTTGCTGAGCTTGTCGGCGCCGGCGCCGTTCCGGGCCATCGCGACCAGCTGGTCCTGCAGGAGCTCGACCTGGTCCTGGACGGCGAGCCTGTTCTCTCCCGCCGCGGCGGAGTTGCCCAGGAGGGCGCCCTCGTTCTCGATGAGGGTCTTGCGGAGGTCGGCCAGGCCGGCGCGCCACTTGATGCCCGCCTCGTCCGCGCCCATGGCGGCGCCCATGAGGGCGTCGAGGGCGTCGCTGAGGTTGTCCGCCGCCTCCTCGGTGTTGCCCATGGCGGTCTCGACCTCGCCGAGCTTGTCGACCAGGTTCGCCTGGGCGTCGGCCGCGCTGACCGCGTTGCCGTCCAGGTCGGAGAGCACGTCGTTGATGATCTTCCACTCGGACGCGTCGATGCCGTCGGAGAGGTCGACCCCGAGGTCCTTGAGCTTCGGCCCGAACTTGGAGACGATCGAGTCCAGCTGCTCGAAGGCCTCGACCTGCTCCTCGATTCCGTTGGCCCCGGACATGTCCTCCATGAACTGGGTCATCTGCTTCTGGGAGGGGTCCTCCATCGCGGCCCACAGCTGCATGGCGGCGCCGCGCATGTTGTCCAGCTGGTTCTTGGCCTCCTCGGCCTTCAGCTCGACCTCGCCGTCCAGGAGGGCGGTCTGGCGGAAGTTCTTGTCGAACCGCAGCCAGTCGTCGAAGAAGTCCACCGGCCCGGTCAGCTTGGCCTGGTCCTCCCGGCGGGAGACCAGCTCGTCCTCCAGGGCGACGAGCCGCTCGGTCTCCCGGGCGGCCGCGGCCAGGTCGAAGTCGGCGAAGGACTTCTGGACCGCCTTGTTGGCCTCGTCGACCGCGTCCGCGGCCTTGGTGTAGGACTGCCAGGCGACGACGACGGAGCCGATCGCGGCCACCAGGGCGAGGCCCGGCGCCATGGCCACCAGGGCGGCCGCGGCGCGGGTGGCGGCGCTCTGCAGGGCCATGAGCCCACTGATCGCCTGGACGAGCCCGAGGACGGCCAGGTAGCCGAGCTGGGTCGCGGCCCGGGCCGCGCCGCCGGCGAGGGCGACGCCCAGGGCGGTGGCCAGGACGATGACCAGGCCCTCGTTCTCGGCCAGCAGGTCGGTCATCGGCTCGAGGACGGCCATCAGGGCGTTGAAGCCCACGGCGACGGCGCCGACGCCGAGCTTGGCCAGCGGCTCGACCACGTCCCAGATGGCCATGCCCAGGTCGCCGAAGATGTCCCACAGGTCGCCGAGGATGCGGCCGAGGTCCTCCAGCCCGGGGCCGAAGACGTCGCTGAGCTCGGAGGCGCCGTCCTTGACCGCCCCGCCGAACTGCCGCATCAGGTCCATGCCCTCGAGCAGGTAGGGCAGGAGCGCGGTGCCGACCTCGATGGCCGCCGCGTCGACCTGGTTCTTGAACAGGGTCAGCTGGTTGCTGGCCGCCTTCATCTGCTCGTTGAAGACGGACTGGGTGGCGCCGGCGCGGCCGGTCTTGTCCTCGATCTGCTCGGCGACCCGGGTGTAGTTCTTTCCCTCGTTCGCCATGAGCGCGAGCGCGCCCCTGGCGGCGCGGATCTCCGGGAACAGCTGGAGCATCGTGGTGATGTTTCCGCCGGTCGCCTCGCGGACCTTGTCCATGACACCGCGCAGGCCGTCGGCCTCCAGGGCGGCGGCACCGGACTCGTAGCCCATCTCGCCCAGGAGCTGGGCGAAGGCCTTGGAGGGCTGGACGATCTTCTGCATCAGGGCGTTGAGCGAGGTGGTCGCCTCGGCGCCCCCGATGCCGGCCAGGGTCATGGTGGCGATCGCGGAGCCGACCTGGTCGATGCCGACCTTGGCCGCCGCGGTTCCGCCGACCACGTTGCCGAGCCCGCCGGCCAGCTCCTCGAAGGAGATGACTCCCGCGTTCACGGTCTGGAAGAGAACGTCGGAGACGTCCGCCGCGTCGCCGGCCTGGAGGCCGTACGCGTTGAGCACGGCCGCAATGGCCTTGGCCGATATCTCCGTCGTGGTCAGGCCGGCGGAGGCGGAGAGCGCGGCGGCCTCGAGGACCTTCATCGCGTCGGCGCCGGAGAAGCCCGACGAGGTGATGTCGTACAGGCCCTCGGCCAGGAGGACCGCCGACTGCGGGAGCCTGGTGCTCATCCCGATGACCCGGTCCTGGAGCTGCCCCAGGGCGGTCTCGCTGAGGCCGGCCAGCGAGTTGACGTTGCGCATGGCCTTGTCGAACTCGGCCGCCTGCGCCGCGGCGTACATCAGGCCGGCGCCGGCGGCCATGGCGCCGCCGGCGAGGCCGACCTTCAGGGCGTTGCTCTTGGTCGCCAGGCCCTTGTTGGACTGGTCGACCTTCTTCTGGAACATGTCGACCGACGTGGCCGACTGGGCCAGGACGCTCTTCAGGTTCGAGTTGTTGGCAGACAGCAGCACCTGGATGTTCTTGAAGCCACCGGCTCCGGCTCCACCCAGCATGCTCAGCTACCCTTCGTCGTCTGGTTCCTTGGCCAGGGCCCGGGGCACCAGGCGGGCCGAGAGGCCGCGGGCTCCGCGCTCCTCCTGGTCCTTCATGTGCTCCTTCTCCTGCTCGAGAAGCTCGCACCCGGGGCAGCACTCGATCTCACCCACGTAGGCGAACTTGTCGCGGTCCCATTCTTCCTTGCGGGTTCCGCAACCGCGGCACACCTTCGCCTGCTCGCGCTGCCACGCCAGGGCCTTGTCCTGGTCGACGACGTCCCAGGACAGGAACTCCGAGTGGGGGATGCCCAGGGGGACGCAGTACGCCAGCTCCACGTGGAGCCTCGCGTCCCCCCAGATCAGTTTCCCAGCTCAGCGACCCTCGTGGTCGTGTGGACCTGGAAGACGACGTCCTTCAGGGCCTTGACCTCGGCGCTGCCCCAGTTGGGCGCGTCGAGGAAGTCGGAGGTCCACTCCTCCGGGGTGAGGCCGCCCTCGACGGACTCAGCCAGGATGGCGGGCCAGAAGGTCGCCGGGTCGAAGGTGCCCTCGAAGTCGGGGTCGGCCTTCTGGTCCGCGGTGGGCGGGTTCTCGAGGATGAGCTCGTCGAAGCGCCTGCGCCCGACGGAGGTGACGAGGAAGGAGACGCCGGTCTCGCGGACCTCGGCCCGCACGGCCTCCAGCTTCTCCTCGGCCTTGGCCACGTCCTCGTCCTCGCCGGCGAAGCGGGCCAGGGCCAGCTTCTGCTCGGCCGCCTGCAGCTTGGCGGCCTGCGCCTCGTCCTCGGGGACGAAGTACTCCTCCGAGATGGGCTTCTTCCGCTTGAGCGCGTCCTTCAGTGCCACGACCAGTTCCTCCCTGGTGAAATGAGTAGAGCCCCGGCCCGTGAGGGTCGAGGCTCTAATCATGCGGCGCGGGTCAGGCCGGCGTGACCGCGTTCTGCTCGGGCTTGCCGGTGACGGCGAAGCCGACCTGGAACTGCGCGGCGGTGGCGTCGAGGCCCCACTCGTCGTTGACCCCGGTCGACTTGACCGGCCACTTCTCGCAGCGCTTGCCGGAGACGTCGCCGTAGGGGAAGAGGACGATGAAGCCCGCCGTGCCCTTGGCGACCGCGGTGCGCATGGTCGTGGTCGCGTCGTCGTCGTAGAAGTTCAGGCTCGAGTCGCCGGCCGCGTCGGGGCCGTCGATCTGCGAGTCGAAGTTCGTGGCGAGGTCCGGCGTGGTGATCGGGCTGTTGTTGAGCGAGAACCCGTTGATGCCGGCGATCGCGGGCGACAGGTCGGTGCCGGCCGTGATCTCTGCCCTGGTGGGGCTGGTGCCGGCGACGGCGGGGAGGAACTTGACCTTCGAGACTCCCCGGCGGAAGAAGCGAGCCATGGCTTACCTCACTTACCCTTCTGGTTGGTGTCCGCCGGGGCGGAGCTGTTGGTGGACTTCGGGTCGGCGTCGGGGGCGTCGTCTCCGTCGCCCTCGCCCTCACCCTCGGGCGCCTCGTCGGCGACCGGCTCCTCGGCGAACGTGCCTCGGAACGTCTTGATGACCTCGTCCTTCTTGGACGTGGTCGGGGGGTACTCGAGCCCGCGGGCCGAGACCAGCGCCTTGAGCTCGTCGACCTTCAGGTCGTTGACCTGCTTGACCGGCTTGCCCAGGACCTCGGAGGCGAAGGCCTCGGCGTCGCCGAGGAGCTTCCAGCCCCGGGGGGCCCAGACGGCGTGGAAGACCTGGTCGCTGACGACGTCGGCGATGGCCTCCACGTCGGGGTGGATCATCTTCATGGGTCAGCCCCTCACGGAGTAGACGGTGACCGAGGCGGTCGCCGAGTAGTTGACGGAAGCCAGCCCGGTGACCGGGTCGGCGAAGCGGTAGGTCTCGACCGGGCCGATGATCCGCTTCTGGCCGGCGGGGACGGAGACGGAGTAGTCGTGGAGCGAGCCCTGGCTGCAGGGCCGCTTGGCGACGACGGTCACAGTGACGGGCCCGGCGGAGGCGTTGTCTACGTGCAGGTAGACGTCCTCGCCGGGTACGACCGTGTCGTTCGCCGCGGCTGCCCTGGGCGCCGGGGTGGCGCCGGCCGGCGCGACCACCGCCTCGGGGATGAGTGCCATGCGATGGCCCCTCTCGGTTTGGGTTGTCAGCTGGCGCTGACGCTGATGACGAACCTCTCGGAGACCGTGTAGACCTCGTTGGGGTAGGAACCCTCCGGGATGGGCGCCCCGGCTGATCCCTCCGCGATTCTGTCGGAGACGACCATGCCAGCCGGGTGCTCCGCAGCGGTGGCGTACGCGCCGGTCTCGAGCCTGTCGGCCACCCGCCTGCGCGCCCGGGTCGCCAGCTTCTCCGCCTGGTCGCGGGTCAGGCCGACGCTGTCGACCTGGTAGACGTAGGAGGCATCGGCCTGGATCGCGCCGAGGGGCGGACCGGACTGGCTGCCCCCGGGGATGGACCAGACGACCCAGTAGGGGTGCGCGGCGTCCGCCGGGGCCTTGTGGTCGCCGACGCCGTACTCGGCCGGGTCGGCCTTGAGGAGGTCCATCAGCCACTCGGTGACCAGGGAGCGGTCGGGCGTCATCAGATCTCCTCGACTAGTGCGGCGATGCCGGAGTTGAAGTCGGGCCCGATGGTGTCCATCGCGGGGCCGAAGTGCGGGTAGGGGGGCTGGTTGTAGACGCGGCCCAGGGAGTCGGCGCCGTGGAAGCCGAACTCGAGGCGCCTGCCCTGGGGCAGGTTGGTCCCGACCGTCGCGACGAAGTTACCGTCTCCCTCGTAGAACTGGACGGTGATGCTGCGGCGGTAGTCGCCGGTGATGACGTTGGGCCCGGGCCGTCCGGAGGCGTTCCGCATGACCGCCGTGCGCAGCAGGTGGCCGTGGTGCCTGACCAGGGCCCGGAGCTTGGCGTCGTTCTCGCGGCTGGCGTCGATGAAGTCCAGCGCCGCCCGGTGGGCGCCGACGACGGCGACGCTGACCTGGGTCACGGCTCGGTCCGGTCCAGCCTGTCGGCCAGGAAGGCGCGCTTGACGGCCATCGTCTTGAGCACCGGCTCCCTGACCTCGAAGGTCTGCCCGACGGCGAGCGGGTCGCGCCTGCAGGCGGTGACGGTGACCAGGGTGCCGGCCGGGAAGACGGGGGTCGGCACCACCACGTCGCCCACGGCCCGGTCGACGGGGAAGTCGAGCTGCTGGCCGACCACGGCCTGCTGCACGCCGCCGACGGACCTGTCCTGGCTGCCTCCGTCGGGGCCGAACTTGAACGGCCCCTCGTACAGGGCGGGGGCTCCCGGGGGCGGCACGAGGCGGAGGTTCTCGTCGAGGACCCAGGACGACGGGTCCACCGGGGCGGTGACCCGGCACCGGTCGTCCATCAGGGCCTCGACCGCGCGCCGGGCCCCGGCCAGGTTGGGGCCCGAGGTGCCAGCCACGGCCGCGCCCTGCTCGGGCACGTCGAGGGTGGTCACGGTGACCGAGTCGGGCGGCGACTGGGCGCCGTCGTCGTCGGTGGCCACGACCTGGAAGGTCCGCACCCCGGCCGTGGCCGGGGTGAAGGTCCTGTTGGCGCCCGCCCCCGCGAGGACGACCGCCTCCCCGGCGGTCTGGGTCCAGGCGTAGGAGGCGATCGTCCCGTCGGCGTCGGAGCCCACGGCGGCCAGGGTGACCTGCGCCCCAACGTACCCGGCCTGGTCCTGGCCGGCGCTGACGGACGGGGGCTGGTTGGGGGGCGGGGGCGGCTCCCCGACCGAGGTTCCGGCGAGGGCGGCGACCTCGGCTTCCGACAGCGCCGTGTCGAAGACGCGGAGGTTGTCCACGCGGATGTTGGGGGAGTAGCCCCCGGCGAAGTACCCGCCGACCTGGATCGGGGAGGTGCCCGAGCGCGGCGCCGAGGCGCTGCTGCCCCCACTGGCCGGGGCGCCGTCGATGAACACCCGGCGGGTCGTGCCGTCCGCCGTGATGGCGAGGTTGACCCATTGGGCCTGCGGGACGGCCTGGGTGGTCGGGTAGGGGCCGAGGTACCACTCGACGATGCCAGAGGCATTGATCACCTGGAGGTTGCCCAGCTCCGAGCCGCTGAGGATCATGGTGACCCCGCCGGTCCCGCCCCCCACGATGAAGACGTCCAGCATGATCGTGAAGGCTGTGTCGGCCGCGAAGGGGGAGAAGGTGGGGCCCGCGACGCCGTTGACCCGCATCGCTGCGCCGTGACGGCCGGAGGCGTCCCAGCCGGGGATGCCGGTGAGCGCGGCACCGCCCCCGACCTCGGCGGCGGTGGAGCCGGCGCCCTCGTCGAGGGCGTACCCGCGGATCAGCGTCACGGCTTGCCCCCGGCGTACCCGCGGAGGACGTGGAGAGCCGCCGCGCCGAAGGTCTGCGGGCCGCCGAGCTCCATGGCCGACAGCACGGCCTTCTCGAACTCGGCCGGGTCGATCGGGTCGAGGAAGCGGAGGGTCGCGTCGGCGGGGTCCTCGTGGACGGTCTCCTTGACGTGGACCATGCCCTCGACCAGGACCTCGTCCAGGTCGGCCTTCGGGCTGAGCTCCAGGTAGACCTGGGCCAGGCTGCCGCCGTGGTGGTCGATGGTCACCCTGCCGACGTGCTCGGACAGGTCCTTGCCGTCGACCTCGAGCTGGGCCTTGCCGCCGTTAGGGGCGTACCGGACAGTCAGTGGCGTGGGCATGGGTCGATTGTGCCCCGGGGCGCCGCCAGGAGCCACCAGGCGCGATCTGGGCTCGCCGCGCCCTGTCGGGCTGCTACTTGCCCTTGAAGCGCCTGCGGCGGGCCAGGCGGGCCTCTACGCTGCGCCTGGCGCGGCGCTTGGCCTCCTCGGCCGGCACGGGGTCGAAGACCTCGCCCGCGCCGACCGGCCGCATGAGCGACAGGCCGGCCTGCGCCTCGGCGAAGCTGTGAACCGAGACCCGGCCGGTGGCCTTCTCGACCAGGATGACGGGCTCCTCCGCCGGGGCGAAGAGCGGGTCCCGCCCGACCAGCCACTCGCGGGCGCCCAGGACGACCCGGAAGTACCAGTCGTCCTCCTGCCCGGAGTCCAGCGCGGCCAGGGTGCCCCGGCTGATGAAGGAGTCGCCGGCCCAGGCCAGGGCCCTGGCCCTGGCCTGCTCGAAGTCGTTGACCCTCACGCCAGGTGCTCCATCAGGTCGGAGTAGGTGCCCATGTCGTCCAGTCTGCCGTACATGACCAGGTCCCGGGTAGCCCCGTCGAAGAGGAAGTTGTCGGCCTCCTTGAAGGCCTGCCCGGTCTGCGGGTCGATCCAGTGGACCTTGCCGCCGTGGTACTCCCAGGAGAAGATGTGGCCGCCCCGGCGCATGCCGGAGTTGTACACCACCATGGCGAAGCCGCGGGCGCCGTCGGGCATGTCCGCCTTGATCGTCCTGATGAGGTCGTCGCGGTCGAAGGCCGGGTTGTCGGCCACCCTCCGCGCGTCCCCGCCCCAGGCGTCCATGAAGTCCTGGATGGACCGGCCGGTCGTGTTGTTCTGCAGGCCGGCCGCCGAGACGTCGTAGCCCCGGCGCCTGAGCTCGTACGCCGTCACGGTGTTGGTGCAGTTGACCCGGTACTCCTGGCCGTCCCGGTAGCGGGGGTTGGCCCCGCGCAGGGCGTTGGCCGCGGACCTGTCCCCGAGCTCGGGGAGCTCCTGCTCGAAGCGGCTCCGCCGGGCCGCGTCGGCGGGGGTCCGGCCGGCGTCGGGCGGGAGGCGCTTGGTCTGGTCGGTGCTCCGGCCCTTGGCGCGCGGCGGAGGCGGCCAGCCGTCGGGAGGCTTCGGGGGCGGGGGCGGGTCAGGCAGGTCGACCTCGCGGACGGACGCCTTGGCCGACTTCGGGGCGGGCGGCCAGCCGGGGTTGGCCGGCGGCGTGGCGAGCCTGCGCTCCGCCTCCCTGGTCGCCTGGGCCAAGGCCTTGCGCTTGGCCATGGTCTCGCGCATCTCGCGCTGGAGCTTCTGCAGCTCGGTCTCGGCCGCGGCCGGCGGCGGGGCCTGGGTCCTGGCCCTGGCCTCCGCCTCCTTGCGGGCCTTGGCCTTCGCCTTGGACCGGCGGCTGGCCTCGTTCCTGGCGAGGCGCTTCTCCTCGTCGGTCATGGCCGCGAGGTCCTGGTCGCTGACCCGCTTGTCGAAGCCGGCCGACAGGTCGGGCCGGGCGCCGAAGGCCCGCTGGCAGTTCGGGTGGCTGATCGGGTAGGCCATCGCGATGTCGCCGGTGACGATGAGGCCGTTGCAGGTCGGGCCGTCGTGGGTGGTCAGCCCGCAGTCCCCGTCGAAGATCTCCCACTTGTCGACGCCCTGGGTCCTGCCGGCGTCGATGGTCCCGAGGTTGTAGGCCTGGGCGGTCTTGGTTCGGACGGCCATGGAGGCGTACTGCTTCAGGCCGACCTTGGTCCCGTCGGAGTAGACGACCGAGTAGATGCCGTGGTCCGCCAGCAGCTTCCTGGCCCGGCGCGCGGCCGCGACGGCCGTGTCGCCCTGGATGGCCTTCTGCAGGGCCTCGTCGCCGACGACCCGGCGGATCAGGTCCTTGGTCGTCCTGCGGGTCAGGCGGGTGGACCTGAGCAGGTCGTCGAAGCCCTCGTTGGCCAGCCGGCTGACGGCCTCGGGGTTGATCGCGTCCCAGACCTGGCCGGCGGGCGCGAGGAGCTCGCGGGCCCCGGCGTTCACGCCCATGGCGTGGACCCTGGGGAACTCGTTGGTGAACCAGTCCTGGGCCATGGCGTCAAGGCCGTCCAGGGACGCCTCGATGGCCCGCTGGGCCTCGGCCAGCTTGGCGGCCTGGCGCCAGCGGCGGGGGTCGTCGGCGATGGACGCCTGCAGGTCCTCGACCCGCTCCCAGGCGCGGGCGTAGGCCTCGATGAGCGGCCGCGACGCGGCGGAGGCGGCCGGCGGCTGCCGGGAGGGCACGGGCTACCGGCCCCAGCGGGGGGCCGGAGGGGCCGCGGCGGTGAGGACCGAGGAGGCGGTGCCGCCGTCGGCCTCGACGGCCTCAGCGCGGGCGAGCTCCAGCATCGAGCGGATGTGCTCGACGTTCCGGGACCTGTCCTCCTGGTAGTCGCCGGGGATGGCGAACGACAGGGGGTCGCGGAGCATGGTCGCGAGGCGGATCTCCAGGACCTCGACGGCGACCCTCGGGGCGGTCAGGAGGCGCAGGAGCCGCGTCTCCAGGTCCGGCGCGTCCAGGGGCGTGCCCAGGCGGCTCTCGAAGTACGCGGTCTGATCTGCGGTCAGCGGCACGGTGGCCCTCCTCTGTCTCGGGGACCATCGTGCCGCCGCCGGGTCAGTACCCGCAGACGCTGCGGCACCGACAGGTGATCGGGTGCGACTCCCACGGGGCGGCCACGCGCTCCGGGGCGGCGGGGGCCGGCGCCTCCTTCGGGCGCCGGCCGGCGATGAGGCGGGCGATCACTCCGGCACCACGACCTCGCGCTCGAGGCGGGTGTACCCGAGGCGGTCGGACACGACCCACCGGCCGGAGGAGTCGACGAAGTGGCGGTGAGGGCCCCACACCTTGCAGGCGTCGATCCTCTCGTCCGCCTCGCGGCACGCGGGGCAGGCGTTGAGGAACCACCCCTTGTGGGTGCACCCGTGGCCGCTGCCGTCGGGCAGGGCGAACCACGTACGGATCTCCCCTCCCTCGCGGGGGGTGTAGTACCCGACGACGTCCTCGGGGGCGAGGCCCTGAAGGACGAGGGCGTCGCGGCGACCGCGGACGATCTCCTTGGGCACGACGGACTCGGCGAAGGTCTGGATCTCCATGGGTCAGCTCTCCTTGGCGACGGGAAGGGTGACGGTCTTGCGGATCAAGAGGGTGCGGCCGTCGTTCAGGTGGAGGCGGCGGCCGACGAGGACCTCGTCGATGGACTCGATGCGGGCGGACATGAACCCGACGTGGACCCTGTCGCCGGCCTTCAGGGCGGGGACGGGGGTCTCGGACCAGGTGCGGTCGGTCGGCAGGAAGGTGTTCTCGTTGGTGGTCATGTGAGAAGAGTACCACGGTGATGGACGGCACGTAACCCCCCAATCCAAACTGAATGGAAAGAGCCCCCAGCCCTCGACGAGGACTAGGGGCTCCCGCTCGGGTCGCCGTGGGGGGTCAGTACCCCCAGGTGGTGTCCTTGGCGGCCGCGAAGGTCGCGGAGCCGAGGACGGCGGTGACGGCGAGGGTGACGGACAGGACGGCGCGCTTGACGGTCTTCATGGGACCAGGCTACCCCGCCCGGTGTCCACGCGCCTGCCACCGGCGGCGGACTGCAACGGCCCCGTCCCGGGGGGAGGATCCCGGGGCGGGGCCGTTGGTACTGGGCCGTCGGTCAGCTCTGGCCGGCGGCGTCCCTGGCGGCCTGCTCCTCGGCCGCCTTGCGGGCGGCCTCCTCGGCCGCGGCCTCGCGCTCGGCCTCGTCGCGGGCGGCCTGGGCGGCTGCCTCGGCCTCCTTCTCGGCGCGCTTCTCCGCGGCCGTCTTGCGGCGGGCGGTCTGGCTGGGGCCGGCGGCCGGCAGGTCGCCGGCGTCCTCGCCGTCCGCCTTGAAGACGTGCTCGCCCACGAGCTTGGCGTCCTTGGCGGGCATGTCGTCGCCGACCGCGTAGAAGACGGACGACCCGTCCTCGCGGTGGACGTAGACGTTCTGCTTGACCTCGGGCATTGGTGCTCCTTCGTGAAGGTGTTGTGTCGACTGTTCGAGTGTGCCGCAAGACGGGGACGGCCCCTGGCCCGGGGAAGTGGGTCAGGGGCCGTCCTTGGCCGTCGGTCAGACGTTGGCCCGGAAGGTGAGGTCCGGGTTGACCAGCACGGGGAGCGCGATGCCGGCGACCTTGGTCCAGGTGGAGACCGGGTCGTCGAGCTTGTGCACCGTGGCGACCAGGCCGGGGGCCTGGTCCTGGTCGATGGCGCGGGCCTCGACCAGCTCCATCGACTCGGCCGTCTCGCCGAACAGCGTCGCGCCCAGGGGCTCGTCCGCCGAGGGCATGAGCACGATCTGGCGCTCCGGGGTGATCCGGGTCTGGACGCCGTCGACTCGCGCCTTGGCGTCGTAGGTCCGGATCTCCGGCAGGCCGAAGGCGCGGAAGACGGAGTTGACCGTCTCCGGCGTGGTGAACGACGGGACCGTGCCGCCGCCGACGTTGTACGCCAGCTGCCGGATCTCGTTGTTGAGCAGGAGGTCGCTGAGGACCTTGTTCGACGTCAGGGCGAAGGCCGGGGCCGAGCCGTTGGTGTCGATGTAGGCCTCGGTCCAGGCCCGCATGTTGGCGACCGGGGTGGCCGTCGCGGCGTTGGACCAGAGGGTCGCGGCGGTGACCGAGTGCTCGGCCTTGCGGCCGAAGTCCACGGTCTGCTTGACGCCGTTCTCGTTGATGACGAGCTGGGCGTTGAAGAGCGCCTCGCCCCTCAGCAGCTCGACGCGGGCGATGACGGCGCGGGCCATCTGGGCCGCGTCGTCGTAGATCGCGTCGACGAGGGCGGAGTTCTCGCCCCGCTCGAGGGCCCTCTTGCGGAGGCGCTCCTCCTCACCGAGGCGGATCTTCTTGCTGATCGGGGGCAGCTCGCCCCAGATGCGGCTGAGACCCTGCCTCGAGCCGATCGGGGACTCGGTGTCCCACGCCCGGATCTTGGCGGCGTCCGCGTCGCGCAGGTTGCCCTGCGTGATGCGGAACTCGATCTCGTCGATGAAGTCGTTGGGCAGGTACTGGTTGAGCGTGAAGCGGTTGGCCTCCAGCTCCTCCTGGATGCCCCGGGTGTACCCCAGGAGCTCCTGCGGGTCGGCCAGGTCGAGGACCATCACCATGTCTGTGCTCTCTTTCTCGGGTTAGCTGAGCGAGGCTCAGACGTACTTGATGAGGGCCGCACCGGCGGTGCGGACGGCGCCGACGGCGAGGGCGGGGATCTTGGCCGTGACGACCTCGCCGTGCCACAGGAGGCTGGCGGGGGTGTCGACGGTGTCGGCGACGGCGATCGCTCCGCCGGCGGTCAGGTCGACCGTGGTGAAGAGGTGGCCGGCCACGGTCTCCGTGCCGTTGACGGCGCCCTCGAGCGAGGGGGCGTACAGGCCGGTCGCGGTGACCTTGCCGAGCTTGATGCCGGACGGGATCACGCCCGTCGGGAAGGCGGTGCGGCACAGGGCCGCGTCCAGGGTGATGGAGTCCATCTCCTGGGTGCCGTGGGCGGAGCCGAGCCACTCCTGGTTCTCGCTCGGGGTGAGGGTCTCCCTCTTGATGCCGAGGTTCATGGCCATCGGGGTGTGTCCTTTCGGGACGGATGTCGGTCAGGTGGGTGCTGCGGTCACGACTGGTGCGCGGTGCCCCGTGCCGGCTCGATCTGCCTCTGCTGGAAGCGGGCCCGGTGCTTCTGGGCCCTGGCCTTGCCAGCGGCGAACTTGTCCTCGCCGGCGGGCGGCTTGGGCGGGTTCCCCTTGGGGTCGCCGCTCGGCGCCTTCCGCTTGGTCTTGCTGGTGTCGGTCTCCTCGGCGCCGCCGAAGAGAGCCGGGAAGTCGGCCTTGATCTGCTGGACGTCCTTGAGCACGTCCTCGTACGAAGCGCCCGCCTCGACCGTGACCAGTCGCATCAGGCGCGCCGTCTTGTCGTCGCCGTCCTCCAGCTCGATGCCCTCCCTGCCGAAGGCCCTCTCGAGCCTGGCCTGGTGGACCTCGACCTTGGCGGCCTGCCTCTCGGCCTCCGCCTCCTGCTTCTCGCGAGCCGCGGCCTCTCGATCCTTGTCCGCGTCGGACTTCTTCGCCTCGTCGGCGTCCTTCGCGGCCTTGACGATGGCCTTGGCCTCCTCGATGGGGACCCCCAGCTGCTCGGCGATGGACCTCTCGGCCGCCGCCTTGCCCTCGTTCTTCTCCCGCGCGGCGATGCTCGTGAGCTCCGCCTGGGTGAAGGTCTTCTCCTCGGGCTTGCCGGTGCCGCCAGCGGCGGGTGCGGGGTCACCGCTCTCCGGGGCCTTCGGCTCCGGGGTCTCGATGTACCTGACGCCCCAACTGGGCAGTCCTCGCTTGTGCATCTGTGTGCCTCCTCCTTGGCTCCCGCGTGCTTGGGGTGCGGGTCCCCCGTATCCGTCCCGGTTGGCCCCCGGGTGGGCTTTGTTGCGACGTCGACGATTCTTGCGCGGCGGCGGACCTGTGGTCGACGCACTGCAGCGCGCCGCCGAGATGTGGATCACCTCCCGAGCTACCTGGAACTACCGGCCACCGCCTTGGCGCCGGCTTCGCGGGGGTCAGACGGGCTGGCCGTCGGGCCCGAAGTCGGTGTCGTCGTCCTGCTCGTCCTCGTCGTCCTCGCCGGTCCCGACCTGCGCGCCCATCGCCTCCTGGGCGAGCTTGATCCGGGCGGCCGCGCGCTCGGCGAGCTCCTCGTCGGTGGGCGGCTCCAGGCCGAGGTACTCGTAGGCCAGGGCCTGGTCGCCGGTGGCGTCGAGCAGGGCGGAGGCGCCCTCGAAGTCGCGGCTCTGGATGCGCTCCGCCTCGGCCTTGGCGTCGGCGATGGGGAAGCCGGCCTCGACGAGCTGGATGATCGCGGTCTCCAGGCTGATCGCCTTCGCGGACAGGAGCCTGGTCACCAGGTCGACGGCCTCCTCCCGGTCCTGCGGGAGGAAGGAGCCCATCTCGACCCGCGCCGGCAGCCACTCGGCCGGCACGTCGTCCGCGCCTCCGGCCAGCGCCAGGCGGTGGGCGAACTTGAGCAGGAGCGGGTACTTCTCGTCGCGGACCAGGCGCATCTCCTTGACGAGCTGCTCCGTCGGCCCGAAGCTCAGGGCCAGGGCGACGCCGGACGGCACCTCCGAGGCCTTGACCCGGCCCAGCAGGGACTCGGCGACGCGGCTGTTGACCGACAGGCGCTTGAGCAGGAACTCGATGTACTCGGTCAGCGCCTTCAGGCCGGCCGCCGTGTCGAGCACGGTGAGCTTGCCGTCGCCGGACTCGAGGATCTCGCCCGGGCGGTAGGTCAGGGTCGAGCGGCCCTTGGAGTCGCGCTCGACCTTGGCGCCCTGCAGCGCGATGACGGGGTGGCCGGTCATGGCCGAGCTGGCGGCCAGGTCGGTGTCGGCGCTGGCCAGGTCGTCGAGGATCTGGAGGACGGTGCCCAGCACCGACCGGCCGTAGTGCTCGATCAGGGAGACGGTGTTGGGGACGTGGACCACCGGCATGAAGTCGATGCCCAGGTCGCGCCTGTTGACCTCGCCGTCCTCGTCGACGGCGTACCTGGCCGTCGCCTCGGTCAGGTCGTCGATCGTGGAGGCGGCGCGGTCCAGGACCCAGGTCGCGTCGGTCAGGTAGCAGGTCTCGCTGGACGGCTCGTCGCTCCAGGGGTAGACCCTGGTGATGCGGCCGTCCTCGTCGACGCTGTCGCCCTCGAGGTACTCGGGGTCGCGGAACAGGCCCATCAGCAGGCCGGGCTGGTTGGCCGGCGCGATGGGGCCCATCTCCCAGGTGATCCGGCGGATGGTGGTCTTCCCCTTCGGGCTGTCCTCCGGGGGCAGCTCCCAGGCGATGTGGACCTTGCGGGGGTAGTCGTCCTCGTTGCCGTCGTCCAGCACCGGGTAGTAGAAGGCCGGGTCCCAGACCCTGAGGCGGGGCCGGCCCTTCGACTCGGACCAGCCCAGCGTGTAGACGCCGTCGCCCAGGCCGATGGCCCGGCGCTCGGTCTCGATCATCTTGAGGCCGAGGCGCTCGTCCTTGGCCCACTTCTCGAGCCACTCCCGCAGCGCCTCCGCCGCGGTGGACTCGTCGGTCGACTCGCCGGCGGCCGCGTCCTCCTGGCCCTCGACGACGATGGTCTGGTCCTCGCCCAGCAGGGCGCCCAGGACCGTGTTCACGATCAGGGCGGCCTCGCCGTACTCGCGCCTGTTGTCGATGTCGGCGCGGTCCTGGCTGAGCATGAACTCGCGGGCCGCGTTGTCCTGGTAGGCCCGGAGGATGGCGTAGGCCATCAGCCTGCGGCGGTGCTCGTCCCCGACCCACGGGGCGGGGTCGTAGCCGGCCCCGGCGCCGGAGGTGGCCGACCTGGATCCGAGCTGGCGCTTGAACGCCATGGGCGTCCACGCGTCGAAGACGAGGTCGTCGGCCACGGGTGGGCCCTCCGTTGCGCTAGTGGGGTGCGTGCGCCGTCATCGTACGGCTGCGGAGGTCCCAGCCGCCTATGGCGCGGCGGGGCCCAGGGGCGGCGGCGGGGAGACCGCCGGGCCGCGGTCGGGGTCGATCGTGTTCGCGGCGATCCGCTCGGCCATCTCCGCCCCCAGCCTCGCGGCCAGGATCTGGAGGTCGTCGTCGCAGAGCGCCTTGACCTGCTCGTCTGTCATCATCTCCGGTGCTGCCTTCCCAGGACCTGCACGTCGCTGAAGCCGAGGGGCTCCTCCGCGCTGATCCTCATCGTGAGTGCCCCGGCGGGCGTCTCCTCGCCGGAGGTCTCCCTGAACCACTTGGAGCCGGGGTCCATGGGGGGCGTCTGCCAGTGGGTGCGGCTGCCGTAGCAGACGCAGCTCAGGTGGTGGAAGTGGGCCGAGTGCAGGATCTGGGTCCCGCGCACGGCCTGGAAGCCGAAGTCCTGGCCCTTCCACCACTCGTGGGCCTTCGCCTGGACCGTCGACCCCTTGCGGAAGAGGTGGCCGTGGGTGAACCCGTTCAGCACCCCGCCGAGCTCCAGGGCGATGCTCAGCTCGTCCCTGGGGATGTGCCAGCGGATGTGGGGGTCCCTGCCGGCCCGGTCGTAGGCCTCCTTGACGGCCTCGAACTGGGCGACGTCGTCGTTGTCCCCGTCGTCGGTGGCCTTCTTGCCGTCGTCGCGGTTCTCGCCGTGGTTGCCCCCCACGGTGGCGACCTCGAACACCTCGAACAGGGGCGACAGCTCGTCGATGGCGTAGGTGATGAGCTCCCGGACGACCCTGTTCTGGTCGCGCCGGTTGAGGTCGATCAGGAAGGGCTGGTTGGGGTAGAACCCGCAGGTCCCCTCGCCGAGGTCCCCCAGGCCGACGAAGGCGCCCTGCGGCATGAGCGCGCCGCAGCGGCGCAGGTCCTTGACCCGCCTGACGGCCAGCTCGACGGACTCGGCCACGCGGTCGACGGTCTGGGCGGAGCCGTCCTCGCCCTCGCGCTTGCCGACCTGCCAGTCGCTGGCGTCGTACAGCCAGGCGTCGCCGCCCCCGCTGAGGCCCAGCTCCAGGGCGGTGCGCGGCTTGCGCCTCCTCAGGTGCCTGACCAGGTCCTTGACGTGGATCTCGACCTGCTCGGGGCTCTCGCCCTGGACGACGTCGAACTTGTAGTAGAACAGCCACTCCTGGTCGTAGCGCATCCAGCGCCGGGTGTTGACCGGCCCGTAGATCCGCCAGCAGTCCGGGTCGAAGCCGGCGCCGATCAGGAGGTCCCGCTCCGTGGCCCCCGGCCTGGGGAGCCGGACGATGGCCGAGCCGACGCGGCCGGACTCCTCGGCGTACGGCTCCCAGCCCTTCGGCACGGGCGGGGGCTGGTTCTTGGCCCGCGCCTCGGCGAGCTGCTCGCGGAAGGTCGCCGGGTCGCTGCTGGCCTCGTCGCTCATACGTGCTTCCGACGGTGGTTGCCCACCTGGTTGTCGGTGGCCTCGACGCCGCGGGCCTTGAGCGCCGCGATGATGGTGCTGGCGTAGATGGTCCTGTCGGCGAGGGCCTCGGCGAGGTCCCTCGCGTCCTGCCCCGTCCAGCTCTCGATGGTGGTGCACATCAGGCACCTCGAGCCGCCGCCGAGCCGGCTGGCCTGCTCCTCGCGAACCTCGTCCATGAATCCCAAGGCCACTCCCCAAGTCAGGGGCCGTGCTTCGGCCCGCACGGTGGCAATGGTAGTCCCCCGCGGCCAGGGTAACCGGACGGTAACGGCGGAATCGCTTACGCCGCGGCGGCGCTACCTGCGGCCGGCCAGCCGCTCGTCGTTGTACTTCTCGCCGCTGCCGACGGCGCGCAGGCCGAGCAGGAGCCAGCTCAGCGCCCACACCAGGGCGTCGAGCTCGTTGGGGCTGGCCTCGCCGGGCTGGCCGGTGAACGTGGTCAGCTCCTCCTCGAGGTTCTCCATGTCGGTGCCGACGACCCGGGCCCGGTACGGCATCTCCGGGTCGTCCTCCTGCCTGGCGAACAGGGCCGCGACCGGCCTGGCGCGGGTGACCTTGCCCTCCGAGGCCCAGACCTCGACGACGTTCGCGTAGGGGTCGACCTGGTGGATCACGGTCTTGATCCACTTGCCGCCGTGGTTCTTCTCCACCACGATGGCGTCCGAGCCGGTCGAGTGGTAGAGGGCGACCACGTTCTTGGCCATCTGGTAGGGCGAGGCCCGCCAGCCGGCCGAGTACTCCACGTAGCCGACCCCGTCGAGGCCCTTGGCGCAGACCGACACGCCGAAGGCGTCGCCCTGGCCGTCCTCGTTGCCGTCGGAGGGGTCGATGGCCACGACGCGCTGGTGCACGCCCTTGGCCCTGACCCAGTCCTTGGTGACGCGGCCGCCGTTGAGGTCCCCCTGCGTCCACAGGGCGCCCTGCACGGCGTCGATCGCGTCCCAGTCGCCGTGCTCCAGGGCCAGCGCCCTGCCCCTGTCGCCCTGGGCCAGCGACCGGATCTTGTTCACGTAGCTGGGGTCGCGGGCCAGCAGCCTGGGGTTGTCCTTCAGCGTGGCCGGCACGAAGACGCGGGACGACGGCTCGGGGTTGTCCGCCGTCGGGGCCGGCTCCCACACCTCGAACGGCTTGGGCGCCGGGCTGCCCTCGTGGTCGACGGGCTTGGGCTTGACCCAGCGGCGCTTCACCCAGCGGTGGCCCCGGCCGCCGGGGTTGGTCGTGCAGCAGACCTGGGCGCGGATGCCGGGGCCGGGCGGGCGGAGGCGGACGAGCATCTCGAGGTACTGCGACTCGAGGAACTCGGTCACCTCCTCGAAGGCGATGAAGCCGTACTCCGCGCCCTGGTACTTGAAGATTGAGTCGGCGTGCTCCAGGGAGCCGAACACCAGGACCGACCCGTTGGGGAAGGTCCACGTGTGGCTCTGGCCGTTCCAGACCCCGCCCTTCGCCGGGTAGATCCTCTTGGACCTGGGGATCAGGGTCTCGAGCAGCGACGGGTAGACCCGGCGGAAGATCACGCCGCGGTTCCAGGGGTGGGCCAGCATCTGGTCCAGCGCGTGGTGCAGGAGCCACTCCGACTTGCCGCCTCCGGCCGCGCCCCCGAACAGGGTCTCGACGGCCTGCGTCGCCAGCTGGGTGGCCAGCGCCTGCTTGGGCTGCGGCTCCCAGCCCTCGTCGCCCTCGGCGAGGCGGGCCTCGTCGAGCAGCTCCATGACCTCGAGCAGCTCCTCGTCCGAGAGCTCGGCCAGCTCCTCGTCGCTCGGCAGCCACAGGTCGTCCATGGGGAGATACTACTCCCTGGCGCGGCACCCACGGGCGTGCCAGCCGTACGGCGGCGCTTCGCAGGCGGCGCAGCCGTGCGGCCCCGCCGGGACGGGCCTGGGCCGCGGCGCCCTCACACGACGTCGCGGCCTCCGGATGGGGTCCTTGCCCACGGTCAGGCGGCCTTCCTCACGGCCACCAGCTCCACGTCGGCCCAGCGGCCCTCGTGGTCGGTCTCCAGGCGCTTGGCCGGCACCTCGCCGTCCCTGAGCACCCGGACCCTGGCCCTGCGGCCGTCCATCACGATCAGGAACTCGACGCCCCTGTCGTTGCCGACGATGTGGGCGCCGTGCCTGCCCAGGATCCTGAGCAGCTCCCTCATGGCCCAGCCGTCGCGGATGTTCAGGTCGGCCTCGCCCACGGCGGGGTGGCCGCTGCGGCGGCACATGGCCAGGAAGGCGTCCAGCGCGGCGAGGTTCTCCCGGAGCATGGCCTGGCGCTTGGGCCCGTCGTGGGCCTGGTCGCCGCCGACGACGAAGTGGGTGGACCAGAACCAGCAGGCGATCTTGGACCGGCGGTCCTTCAGCCGGACGGCGCGCAGCCAGCGGGCCTCGCTGATGCCGGCCTCGCCGCCGTGGATGAGCCTGGTCCAGGTCCTGAGCCGCCTGAACCGGGCCCCCTTCCAGAGGACGGCCTGCGCCGCGGACACCGGCCTGGCCCTCCCGCGGGCCAGGCCCGGCGAGGACCGCCAGCGCGGGTCGGCCGTCGGCCAGCCGGGGGCTATCACGGCGGCCTCCACCCTGCGCGTCGCGGCCACGAACCTCCGGCGCAGCTCGGCCCAGTACCAGGGCCAGCGGAACTCCTGCAGCGCGGCGACGTCGCACATGCGCATCAGGATCGCCAGGTCGTGGCCCACCCTCTTGGCGCTCATGGCCGGCGTGCCCTTGATGTTCATCCCCAGGAACCTGATCGGCAGGCTTCGGTCCTTGCGCCTGTCGAGCCGGCTCCTACGGCCGGCGTCTGAGCTGGTGTTGTCGCCTCTCACAGCAGTCCCTTCATGATGAGCTCCCACACCTCGACGGCGGGGTCGCGGTCTACGTGCGGCACCGGCATGGGGCCGAGCCGCCTGGCCTCCTGGTAGGCCTGGTCCAGCGCGGCGGCCTCCGGGGACACCACCGTGGGGATCCGCTGCCGGCGCAGTGCCGGCGAGGTCAGCGCCTCGGGGATGCCGAGGCCGTCCATCTCGATCACAGGAACAGTCCCTCGAGCGGGCTGCGGCCGGGCCGCATCACCGGCATCGCGAGGGACTCCTCGAGGCGGGCCTGCCTTCGGGCCCTGAGCTCGGCCTCGATGCGGCGCTCCACCTCGGGGATCGGCCTGCGGTGGTCGAAGGGGCCGGCCAGCATCGCGGTGAGGTCCACCGGGTCGAGGCCGTCGCCGGGGAACAGGGTCAGCGTGTGCCGGCCTGCGGGCCGCTCGGCCTGCCTGGCCCTCTCGGCCCTGGCCCGTCGCTTGTCGCGGCCGTTCACGCCTGGTCCCCGTCCCAGAGCAGGGGCTCGACGGGCCGGGGCCAGAAGCGGTGGTCGTTCTCGGGGCAGCACTCCACCCCGCATGGACAGACGGTGAGGTCGTGCATGGCGTGCTCCAGGATCGCGTGTGGTGGCCGTGGGAGCCACCGTACGCCCGCGGCTAGCCCTCGGCGGCCGCTTCGCCGCCGACGTCCCTGGCGGCCCTGCGCTCGGCCAGCTCGTCCCGGATCTGGGCGGCCCTCGCCTGGAGCGCGGCCCTGTCGATGGGCCCGTTCTCGTTGCGGCTGGTGGCCTCGCCCGTCACCAGCTGGATCTTGTCGATCAGGATGGCCGCCGAGGTGACCATCGCCTTCTGGTCCGCCGCGGTGGGCTGGGGCAGCTCGACGTCGACGATCTGGACGTCGCTGACCCCCTCGCCCTGGCCGACGACCTTGACCTCCTTGCGGACGGCCGGCGCGAACACCTGGGCCACGAGGCCGTCGACCGTCGCGACCAGGTCCGAGACGATGCGGTCCTTCTCCTCGGCCCACTTGAGCCGGCTCTGCTGCCGCGCGGCCTCGGTCTGGGCGCGGCGCTGGTCCGGGGTCGAAGTGGCGCGGAGCTCGGTGCCCTCGACCCGCCACTCCCCGGCGATCGCCCTGCGACGGATCCTCGAGTAGGTCAGCCGGCCGCCGACCTCGGCCTCGCACTGCCTGTAGCTGGCCCCGCCGCGGAAGAGCCGCTCCACGGTCTCCCAGTCCTCGGTCTCGTCGCGGTCGTCCGCCATGGCCGTCCCCTTCGCTCGCTTGTTGCCGTCGCCGTGTTGCGCTGCGGACCGATCGTGGCGCGCCGTTGCGCCGCGGCTGGAGACGACAGCGGACCACCGGCGGGAGGGCCGGCGGTCCGGTGCTGGTCGGCAGGGGCGGGGTCGAACCGCCTCCTCCGGGACCGCTCCCGGTGCGCTCACCTTCCGGCAGTCATTCCCCCGTCGCGAGCGTCCGGACGACCGACGGGCGAGGTGCCGGCATGGCGCCCTGGGGGGGGGGGGGGGGGGTGGCCGGGG